CTTTGTATGAAAATCCACCCATGCTGGAACCATCTGTCATTAACGAATCTGCTACAGGCGCCATAGTTATAGTGAAGTCTTTTCCGAAATCTTTAATTAATGTATCAATTAATTTTTTTACATCATTAATATTCACACCTTCTTCGATATCTAAATCAATACCAGATATAAATGGATATTTTCTTAAAAGTTTGAATAATAACGGATAATATAAATCAAAATTACTGAATAAAGCACCATAAGCACCACCTTCACCACCAACCATTAATATTATTTCAACTCCTTGTTCATATACTTTTTGTAATTCTATCCATACATTATCAAATCTTGGTGAATCCGGATCATAATTATTCAAATGAATATATGGGTCATTTTTGTATGAGGAAAAATGAATAGATGATAATATAATTGTATCAATATCTTGAATATGTGAATATAGTTTTTCTAATCCACAGAAACTTTGATAATAATAAATTGTTTTCATATTTATAGGTTATATTATAAATATAATATTTAAATAATAAATATCTTTATTCATTGAATAAATTTGAAAATTTTTATTTAGTTCATACAGATTAAAGTACTGATTTGAATATATTTCAACCAGTAACATATACATAAAAATACTCAAAGAAACAAAAGATACCGCCGTCATGAATGTTTTCGCTGACAAGTTATTCAATGTCCTTGATAATTCGATACCATCTCCACCGGTATCCCCACTCGCATCACCAATGGTAATTGTGTCAACACAACCCTATACCAACCACCTAATTAAGGACCCATATACCATCGAACCTGGTAACCTTGTCTCATACAACATGGGGCGCGGATCTACTAAGCGGGAAGTAGTAGCACGTGTTATATCTGTTTCTGATTCCCGGAAGTCTATCAGGACCGAAGATGGCAGCATTGTGGGAGGAGAGTTTATACCTTCGGGTATTCGCAACAATACCACAAATGATTGTCTTAATACGCCCAGGAATGGTACCCGCAAACTTTTCAAGGTCATCGTTAACACAAAATACACCGCCTCTATCGAAACCACTGAACCCATTAGTTCTCTAAAAAAGACGTCCAAAAAAAACTCAAAACTCCCAAATGAAGACTGGATCATCAAAGGTGATGACATATTGAGATACAAGGAACAATCAAACCTCTTTCAAAAAAAAGGTACAGATTGTCACGAGTCAAAAGCAAACACCTTTTTAGCAAAAATATACCGGGATGAAAATTATATCCAACAATTTACGGTCGGATCTAAACTGAAAAAAAGAGGAGCGAACGCTAAGAATTGGAAAGAAAATGGCGAATATATTTGCCCTTCATTGCATAAAATAGATAATGTCTACCAATCAATAGGACAGGCGGGAGAAGGACCCAAGAAATCGAAATTTGCCAATACTTGGCCGACTTCTACTGGTAAGTCTCCAATTCCTCCTGCTCAATGCAAACAAATTACTAAGTTTTCAGGTGAGCAGTGTAAAAGGTCCTCATATAATTCCCCTTGTGGTTACTGCACGCAACATTTTAAAATGTCCATCAAAAAAAAATAACCTGGGTTCATTCCATCAAACTTAAATCACTCGAACCGAAAAAACAAAAAACTTAAAAAACAAAAAAACAAAAAAAGAAATAATAATAATATTTTTTTTATAATAATTTAAATATGCCAACAGAAATTATTTCAGGATTATGGTTTGGAGATATTGATTCATTAAAAAATCCAAATTTTTTTACAGATAATGATATAAATATTATTATAAATTTAACAGATTGTAATTTTAAAATAGATAAAAAAGTTTCATATATCAATGTACCATTATCAACATATAATATTTATTCAATGAAAAATGTTATAGGAAAAATAACAGAGAACATTCATAATAATATTGAATTAAATAATATTTATGTATATTGTTTGAATGGGATAACAATCTCTCCATTAGTATGTTCATTATATTTATTAAAATATGGTAAATTAAATAAATATGATATACCGCCAATATTGAAATCTAAAAATGATCAAGTATTAATTAATATTGATGAATATGATAATTTAATATAATCAACCTATTGATGATATAACAAGTTAATTAATTATTAAAATAATATTTATATATATTATATAGAATGGTAGGATCTGGTACTGGAAATCAAATTCAACTTGTAGCAAGAGGTAATATTGATGCTTCTCTCACTGGTAATCCTTCGATTACTTTCTTTAAATCAGTATACAGAAAACATACTAATTTCTCTATGGAGGATATGGTCGTAGATACAATTTCTAAACCATTGGCAGGTCATAAATATCCCGTTAAAATTCCAACGGGCACAGGTGATTTATTGTACGGAACAAATTATATATTAAAAGGAAATAAAACATATTGCGGTAATGGTATAGGAAATGTTTCTACGGCAGTTATAGATAATATTGCTTTTCATATTAATTCTAGGGAAATTGATAAAACATATGGCCACTATCTAGAAGTATATCATGAATTAAATCAAGAAAATCCAAATTCAACTATTACTAATTTGGGTAGGATTGAAGATTCATCTCTATACCATATAGCCCATAACGCGGCCGCCGCTGCCGAGGTAAAAGTATCCCCAACTCAACTTATGAATGGATTAGGACATCCCCCAACGCATTTTCAGAGGATGTCTAAGTGTGGTGGTACTTATTGTCGCGGAAGGGTGGATTCCGCAGGACCACCGGGCGTAGATATATTAGGCGAGTGTACTGTACCATTAAATTTTTGGTATTGTAGATCACCGGGTTTGGCAATACCATTATGTGCTTTACATAAAAGCACAGATGTAGAATTATATATGCAATTTTCTACAACAACGGATGCCCATTGGGCTTTTGATCCAGATGCAGATGCAGTCGCCTCCATAACATATGATGACGTCGATGGGACGTGGGGCAAAATCGGCAATGTTTATGAGGCGGAGGGGGGGGACGTCGTTCTTACCCCTATATTGGCATCAACGAACAAATTTAGTTTTAATGTAGATATTTCAGTTACATATATATATTTAGATAATATGGAAAGAAAAAGATTTTCACAAAGTTCTCACGAATATTTAATAGAACAATTACAATTTACATATGAAAATGGTCAAAAAAAAAAGGATATAGATATTTCTTCTTTTCAGCACCCAGTGAAAGAATTAATATGGACTGGACAACCATATTTAAAGTCCAATATAACGTCGGCGCCGGAGGCGGCCAGCTACGACGCCGCGACAGGAACCCCCGAGGCCGCCTCAATTTCGGAGACAGTGCAGTATTTAAATAATGGTACTTATGCAGAGCCATCAGGTGTGAGGTGGGTTTTTGGGAATACACGTGATAATGATTGTTTATATGGTGGCGGACACAACCTCGGAGCCGCCAACTTTAGTTTAGGCGTCGCGTCCCTCCCCGCCGCCGGTCCCATTGGACATGGTAAATTTGTACAAGGTCTATTAGGACCCAGTACTCCTGATTGCCTCGATTATGTAACATATAAAATAAAATTTAATTCAACTGATAGATGTCAACCCAGACCATTACAATATTTTACTAGAGAAAATGTTTATAAACACCATAAGGGCGGGTGTATATCTGTTCCAGATAGTATAGCAGTATATTCATTTGCATTAAATCCTACAGATACCTCTCCCAGCGGCACGTGTAATTTTTCGAATATTGATGATATTAAAATTGAAAGAGGCCATTCCGGATCGGATGCCGACGAAAAAAAATATAAAAAAACAAATATTTATGCTATAAATTACAATATTTTGAGAATAGTTAATGGCAAAGCTGGTATATCTTATTTTTAGTTATAGTTTTGTAAATAAAATAAATTATAAATATATATGTCAAGTTGTTCTTCTATTATTCTTAAAAATAATGAAAATGTTACATTTGTTTCAAATCCAAGTATAACATACTTTAAAAGTGTTTATAGAAAACATACTAAATTTAGTATTGATTATAAAGAAGAAGATGCCGAGGGGGACGGGAATTTCAAAGGGGCGGACGACGCTGGAGGTGCCCAAATAAACATACCTTTGGGATGTGCAGCTGATTTATTATGTGATATATCACTACGAGTTCGATTCAGAGGCGGCGGTGATGGATATGTCTTCGCCCCCCCCGATGATATAGCATTACATTTAATCAAGAGCATAACATGTAATATAATACCCCGTCCTATCATTTTTGACAAATTAGATAAAGAATATATAAACTTCAATGCTATGTTAAATAACCCTAAACCGTTGGAGTCAACTTATACTTTGGACGACGGAAAGTTGACTTGTAATAATGGAAATAATTTTCAAAATATGGCATTGTGCGGAGGCGTGACTGCACGTCATGATTTCACCGACCCTATAAAAATCATGGATGCTATTATACCGTTACCATTTGGCTTTTCCAAATCCACAGGGACGGCTATTCCATTGTGTGCTTTCAATCAGAAGACAACACAGCTAAAACTATTGATTTCCCGTGATCCTAATCAGGATTTTGGTAAACTGGGCGAAGCAGAAAATATAATAAAGGCGTTTAAATATTCTGCTGTATCTAAATATATATTTTTATCTGATGAAGAAATTAAAAGATTTAAAACCACAAGGTTATACTATTTATATGAAAGAGTTAATAAGGACGGACCATTTCCGACCGCGACCGGCACCCCAATACATATTAATACTTTAACTAAACACCCAATAAAACAAATTTTTATAAGCGTGCCTGATGGCCAAGATAGGGTGTCAAATACACTTACATATAATGTATCTGTAGGTAATGCTTCAATGTTTTCAGATAAATTTCATCACGAATTCTTCTCCAAAGTAGAAATATTAAATAAATTCAAAGGATGTATTTACTCCAAATATGATAATAAGCGACATACTATAGATGATAAGGTAGGTATAATAGATTTTTCTTTGAAAAATACAGAAGGACCATCCGGATGCATTAGTCCAAGTAATAATTCTATATTGTTGGAAATTGATAACGCCAATATCGAACTAAATGTCAATATATATACAGTATGTTATTATCTATTACGCATATCTGATATGGAAATACGATATGAGTTTGATTAATCTTTTTTTTATAATATATATATATATATATATTATGCCATCGGGGTCTATAGGAACTATTAGTTTAATAACACAACCTGGTGAGTTTGAGAAAAAATATTTTATAAGTAATCCTGATATTACTTTTTTTAAAAGTGTATACAGAAAACATACAAATTTCAGCAAATATTTAAGGCAGGTACCGAATAAAGATATCGCACCGGCGTCGCCGGCAAAGCACAAAATCCAAACCGGATCAGATGATTTATTATCGAAAGTTTATCTTGAAAATAAATACACATTTAAAATGGACCCGGGGGCGGCGGGCACGGACACCGTATGTACGATATATGCAAATTTGGGGTCTAATATGATAGATGCAGATGATGACGATGGTTTATCAATAGATATAAGTGGTAATAAACGGATATTTAAATCGAATGGGATATTCCAAGAAGTAAAGGCAGAATTGGAAAATCAAATGTCATTAACCGTAGATGGCGGAACCAGTGCCTCCCATTACACTTGTGCCCCGTGTTTGGAATTAGACAATAATATTATATCTTGTAAAAATGGATCTCATTATAATTATACTACATTATCTGGTGGAGTTAGGGGTATGATTTTGACCGCGGCCGACTTCACTGACTCACACACCCCGGGTGTCATCGAGACTGAATATTTCTATACAATACCTGAATTTAGTTTTATGAAAGATTATGGTTTAGCCATACCTTTATTATCTTTAAGAAATGAAGATATTACTTTTAATGTCAAATATCAAGTGTTCGATAATGTCTTTGACACTGCAGCAAATATAACGGCCACTCTTGAATCTAATTTTATACAAGAATTAATACAATTAGATACGGCTGAAAAAAGTAGATTTTTAACTAGTCAGTTAACTTATTTGACAGAGGATATAATCCATGCCAAAATCGATAGCATGAATCCGAATATATCCGCCCATTTTAAGTTATGTAAATATTTATTTTTAGTAGGTGAACCAGCGGCCGCCACCATTGCCGTCCCGCACGGCATGCACACATCACGCACCACACCTACAGCGGTGAAATTCACTTACTTAAATATTAGTGTGGATGGGAATTCTATATATCCCGGGGGTACCGACGGGGTACCTGCAGAAATTTTTACAAAACTGAATATTAATAAATATTTTATTGGCTGCGGGCGTGACCTTGGACCACCGACTTCCGGTTCATTAGGTCAACTAGATAGCATTGCGATGATTCCATTTTCAATTGACCCCACTAATTTTACTCAACCATCCGGATGCGTTTCTACATTGGAGACTTCTAATAAAATTAAATTAGACCTGAGACTGAAAGATGGTGGTGAGAACCCCGATCTGAGAATATTTGCAATAAATTATGGTATTTTACAAATTTCTGACGGAAAGGCTCAATTACAAAATTCTTAGACATATTTATGTACTAATTTATTAACAAAGAAAAATATAACAGCTGCCACAAATGTTTTTAACAATATATATATATTATTATTTTCTATAGATAATGCATCACATATTAAAGTATTTACTTGTGTTAAATTTAGTAACATAAATATTATAAAAAATATAATTGAACTTTTAAATTCATCTAATAATGATGTATTATCACAAATACTTTTATTACCGTGCTGATCTCCGATATCCATTCTAATTTTCCCTTGGCCTTGGATTTTTTCAATTTCCATTTGTTTTCTCATCATTTGCTCATGCATTTGTTGCTGTTTAACTTTTTCCATCTGTTGTTGTTGTTGTTGCTGTTGTTGTTGCTGTTGTTGTTGTTGTTGTTGTTGTTGTTGTTGCTGCTGTTGTTGTTGAGCATTCACCATTTGCTCTTTATCAGAATTTATTTCATTTAAAATTGAATTGACAACATCATCATCTTCATCCATATTGGAATTTTGTCCACCACCTCTCATTAATTCCTCTATTGATGTTCCACCACGATTTTCCATTTTATAATTTAATTATTCATTAAAAAATTTTAATTTAAACTAATTAATTTAAACTGACTATAACTAAATCATTATCAAACTTACCATATAAGAAACATCCCATTATAATGCCTATTAATATTGATATAAAATATTTTAAATATTCTTTCATATATATATATATTTATATTACATTTTTATTATAATATTTTCTTCAATATTCTTATCTGTAACATATTTTATAAATATAGTTAATGATAAAGCAATTAATAATACTTTTGTATTGATAATATTATTTAAGTCTAATTTCATTTATATATATTACATATATAAAATAATGGCAGACATGGATAATATTCTTGATTTATTCGATTGTAATGATAATAATAATGATAATGACTCTAATATCCCTATAAATGAGAATTATTTTATCGCTGAAATACTAAAACTTATAAAAGAAAGTAATGATTTCCCATTATATATTTATGTAATGATTAAATCATTATTACAAAAAAAAAAATTATTAAATAAAAATCAGATTAAAGAAATTATAGATATATTAGGAGTGAAACCGGAAATTAAAGAAGTTATTAAATATAAAGAAAAAATTGTTTATAAAGAAAGAAAGAGTAGGGTTTATGAAGGGGATGATTATTAAATATAATATATAATTTTAAAAATAAATTTGAAATAAAAATTAACTATTTTTAAGTTAATTATTTAAGAATAATATATTATAATATATATATATATAAATGGTCTGGAAGTGTGAAATCTGCGGAAAGCAATCTAAACAGAAAAAACACCATGATGAACATATAAGTTCCAATACACACAAACAAAAAGTAGAAATATTTAGATTAGAGTTCATGTCTTCAGACGTAAGTTTCCTTATTAAACGTTATCCTGAATTTGAAGATAATTATAATAATAAAGAAGATTTAGTTAATAAAATTATTATTAAAAAGAGCAATATAAAACAAACTATGAAAGCAATCAAATCTCAAACAATATTAGATTTTATTAGAGAGATTAGTAAATATTCTAATTTTGAAGATATATTAAAACAAATAAAGTTTGAACCTGATAAAGATTCAGATGGTGATGGTATAATAGATAAATCTACCCGAGGATTTTATTATGAAAGATTATGGGATATATGTATTAAATTTGGATTAACAGATTTAACATTAAAACCAAATGAAGATGACTTTACAACGCATTGGGAAGGTAATGCTAATAATGATATAGTTACAAAGGATATGGACTTTTGGAAGAAAGTCAAGTTTGAAAATGAATATTTACAAGGCGGCGTTAGAAGTGGTAGCAGTGGAGGCTACTCAGATATTACATTTTTAAATACAACTAAAGATTCAGAAGAACTTTATCTGATTTCTGTAAAATATTATGAAAAGGCCAAAGGAGTCAAAGAATATGATATACCCGAATTATGTGCTATTATTGAAAAACAAAAACAAACGGATCGTGAGACCAATGTCTGTATATTTGTAAAAGATAAAAAAGAGGTCATTGACAAATTCGAAGCACAAAATTCATCAAGCGATATATTAATTAAATATATTAGTCCAGGTGGTAAATATGAAAATATTTACGATTCACAAGATCTTCATAAATATTATTTCAAACTAAGGGAATTATTGTCTCAGTATAATTATTTTGCAACAAGTAAAGATATTCAGAATTTTGAAACTAATTATCTAAAAAATCTAAAACAACCATTCATTCCAAGATTTCATCAGAAACTATTTATTGATACAATCAATGATTTAATTATAAATGAAAAAAAACCAGGTGTATTGGTTGGTGCTATTCCAAGATCTGGTAAATCATTTATCATGGCCGGATCAATTTTAGAGTATGTCAAAGCATATGATATTAAACATCCGCAAGGTAAAAAGTTAAATTTCTTGATAATTACACCAGCCCCAAATGAAACTTTTGGTGAATATACAGATATTTTTGATGGTCATATTGATTTTCAAAACAATAATATAGGATATAAAGTTTTCAAAAAAAAAATAAATTCATCTGATTTAGATAAAACAAAACACAATGTCATAATTATGTCTAAACAAAAACTTGGTTGGGCGGAACCAGGTAAAGAAGGTGACGAAAAAATAGAAGCAATTAAGAAAAGAATAAATGATACATTTAAAGAAATTAAAAAAGATATTACAATGATGTATTTAGATGAAGCTCATTTTGGAATGAGTACTGATAAATCAATGCAGATCCTTAAAATGTTGGAAACATTCGGCAATAAAATTCCAAAAGTATATGTTACTGCAACATATAACAAACCATTAAAGATATATAATATTCAACCTGATTGTAAATTAACATGGGATATAAATGATATTAATACGATGAAAAATTTAAATAAAACATCCATTCTAGATAATCCTATCAAAAAAAGATTTGGAACACAAGTTTATACCAAAGCATTAGAATGGAGAGGTGATAAAACTGGAAAAGATATTGTAGAAAATCTTAAGCAATCATATTCAGTTTATCCAAAACCACATTTAATTACATCTTTATGGCACAAAGATAAATTAAATATGGAAAAAGATAAAGTCGGTAATACAGATTATGGATTTGATATGGCAAAATTATTTATGACTAAGAATGGTTCATTCGAAAATGCTGCGCAAATATATGAAATGTTAAGGTATTATTTTGGTAAACCAGATAAATCTATGAATTATGGAGAACAAGATTTTTATAAAAAGAAAGGGATTATCCCTAGAATTAAAGATATGTGTAAAGGAACGTGTAGAACAATGCAATTAGGTAGAGTAACAAGTCAATTATGGTTTTTACCTGTTGGTTCAAATGGATTAATTGAAGATAAAGTAAAAGCATTACTACTAATATTAAATGACCCAGAATTTAAAAACCAACCAGAAGCATACCATTATTATTGTGCTGTAGAAGTTAAAGATGGTATTTCCGATAATTTTATAACGTATATGAAAGATCCACATAACATTAAAAAAGAAATAGAAACCCTTGAAAATGAAATAAGTATTGGTAAAAAGGGTAATAGGAAAAACTTAATTATACTTACTGGTAATCGTCTTCAATTAGGTATTTCACTCAGAAATGTTGATATTGTTGCTATGTGGAATACTATTCAAAGCACCGATGCAATATTCCAAATGTTATTCAGATCTATGACTGAGGTTGTAGAACCTGAATGTCATGATGATGGTTATTGTAATCAAAAGAAATGGGGTTTCATGGTTGACTTGAATCCACAAAGAGCAATGACAAATGTAAATTTATTCAGTGAAAATATTAATTATGCTAAACAAGATTCAAATAAAGTAAATGAATATAGACAAATTATTGATTTAATTGATATTGATGGAGATATCATTAATGAAGTAGAAAATAAAGATGAAATCATTAATGAACTATTTAACAAAATGTATGAGTCATGGGATCAAGATGTAGAAAGTATCAAAAAAATTACGGAACATTTTAGCTTTTCTCCTACATTTATTAGTCAGATCGAAAATCAACTTCGAAAAATAAAATTTTCAAGTAAAACCACAAAAATATTAATTCAAGAAGCAGAAGATAAAATTGATCCGGGAAAGAAAAAGGAAAAAGTATCTGAAAAAGATAAAAAACAAGTTGAAAAAGAGATAAAACAAATACAGGAAATTCCAATTGAAAAGTTAGCAGCTGAATTAGTTGCCGAACTTATATCATTACTAAATATATTTACACTTTATTTAGATGGCAATTCTAAATGTATATTACTAAATGAATATAAGAAAAATCAAAATGTAAATATCATGTCAGATATAAGTAAATTAAAAGATAAAGTATTCAGTGATGAAACATCTAAGAGTATGTTCTTAAAAATATTAAATGGTCGTTTAGGTGGAGATGAAAATAAAGTTTATTATGAAGGCGTGGTTGATAAAGTAATTAAATCAATTACAGATGCAAAAGATATTTCGTATATGGAAAAAATAATATTTTCTCAAAAGAAACAATATTATGGTATTCGTGATCCAGATAAATTATTGGAAGATATTAATAATAATCTTGCTCCAAAAGATAAAGAAAGGAAAGAAAAGGGTGAAGTATTTACTCCCATTAAAATTGTTGAAGATATGTTAAAAGAATTACCACCAGATGTTTGGACAAATCCAAATCTAAAATGGTTAGATCCTGCAGTAGGTATTGGAAATTTTCCAGTAATTGCTTATCTTAAATTAATGAAAGGTCTAGAACAATGGGAACCAGATGAAGAAAAACGTAGAAAACATATTTTAGAAAAAATGTTATATATGGTTGAAGTTAGTGAAAAGAGTATCTTTATCCTTAACAAAGTATTTTGCGGTATTGATGCTGGTGGTCAATATAAATTAAATATTTATAATAAATCATTTATTGAAAAAGAATATAAACCAGATATAACTTTTGATATAATTATGGGTAATCCACCATATAACCCACCTAAAAAAACTGGTAAATCTGTAGGTAGTGCATTTTGGCAAAACTTTGTTATGAAATCATATTATATGTTATCTGATAATGGTTATATGTTATTTATTCATCCACCTGGATGGAAAAAACCCACATTAGAAATTTTCCAAGAAGATGTATTTTTAAAATCATATGATTTTACTAAACAAATTAGACAAGGTCAAGTTTGGCAAGTTCTTAAAAATAATGGTCGTTTCAATTATATTTATACTAATGATCAAAAATCTAAACATGTTGAATATATTAATTACTTTCCAGCAGTAGATTATTATATTTATCAAAAAAAAGGAACTATTAATAATTGTAATACTAAATGTATATTTAATGGTAAAATATATATATCTGAAAATGTTGAATTAAATTATGATTTAGAATATTTACCTAATCTAATTACTAATGAATCACAAATTATTATTAAAAAAATATCTGAAATGAGTCAATATAAAAAAACATTTAAAAGAGGTATTGGTGAAGGTAGTATTATTAATTGGAATGGACCACAAATTGATTGGTATTATGATGCAAATAAAAAAGGTTTTCAATATAAACAACACGGTAAAATACCTATTATGAAAAAAGCTACACCTATTAATACTGTTGATATTAATAAAATTGTTATTAATTTTGGTGGTGGTATTGATGGATATAAAGTTGATTATGTATCTAAAACTGATAATAAAGGTGTATTAGAAATGTGTATGTATACTGAAGTCAATAATCAAGAAGAAGGTTTACATATAAAAAATTTATATAATTCTGATATTATTAAATATTTATTCTTAATTACACAATATTCTTCTGGTAAAATGACAAAAAATGAAGTATTAGTTGCTAATTCTATTAGTATACCTGATCTAAATTTTAATGGTGATATATATGAATATTATAATATTAAAAAATATGAAAAATATATAAATGATATACTATATAATTATACTGAATCAATTAAACCTAAGAAAAAAGATAAGAAAACTATTTCAAAACAATTAAATAGCAAAAAATCTTCTTCAAATCTAAAAACACCTGATATTACAACACCCATTAAAACTCCCGTTGTAGTAAAATCATCCGCTACTAAATCATCTAATAAACCTTCATCAAATAAATCTTCATCAAATAAAGCAAAATTAAAAGACAAATTTTATGATAAGAAATTAAAATGCGATTCCGAGGGTAAATTATGGAATCCAGATACTAAAAGATGTTTAAAAGATACATCTGCTAATAGGAAAAAATTAAATTTAACAATAAAAAAACCAAAAAGTAATTCAAATTCATTAGATAATATTTTAAATGATATCAAAGGTCCTTCTAATATGTCATTAGAAATTGAAGAACTTGAAAAATAATACAGGTGAAATATTATTTATATTAATCAAAATAAACATGCTTGTTGATATACCGGAACTTCCTTATCTTTCTTAGATTTATAATTACGTTTTTTATATTCTTCTTTTTCTTCATTATCATTTTCATATAATTCATATTTCTTTTTTTTATATAAACTTATTCTTTTCAATGACTGTTTCTCAAAACAATTTATATTCTCATCTATTATATCACATATTAATTTATGATGTTCACCATATTTCCGAAAAATTCGTCCCACTGCCTGCTCTACTGATCCCACAGGACTGGATAATATTACTGTATCTAATGAAGGTATGTCTGCACCTTCAGAAAAGAACGAATATGTCCCTAAAATGACTCGTAAAGTAGCATTATGTTCTAATGTTTCTGGATGGACACCACCTATATATAATCCGGCCTGTTCTGTTCCATAATGTTCATTTATAGTTTCCATCATATCTATTAAATGCTGCCTTCTCTCACTTAAAATTAATATTGTTCTCCCTTCATCGAAATATTTATATAAATAATTTAATACCATATCTGTTCTGGGTTTATATTCACAGATTTGATTAACCATCTTTGGCCGACAAATTGTGCCGTTGAATATAGTTTGTTTTTTGATATATTTAGGGTCATCACATACATATTTAATTAATCTGGTTTCTACTTTATGTTCATTAATTTCATCAGGTGATTCATACACCACATCACCTATATAATATTTAAATACATAATCTGTGCCATCATTTCTTTTAATGGTTGCTGATAAACCCAAAATATATTTAGGGGATACTTTTTTCATTGCTTTTGAAAAAACCTCTGCAGATAAATGATGTGCTTCGTCGAAAATTGCAAACCCAAATGGTTTAAATAAGTCTTCTGGATACTCCTTCATAGAAAGACTTTGTAACATTGCTAATACTATATCTTTCCCTTCTACATCAATAGTTTTACCCTGAATATATCCAACTTTCGCATCAGGTATAAACTGATTTATACGTTCTGTCCACTGATCCAATAAAAATGATTTATGACAAACCACAATTGTTTTCTTTTTAAGTTGACACGCGATATTGAGTCCTAATACTGTTTTACCGCCTCCACATTTTAAAGAAATCATACCAGCCCCTCTAGTCTTAGCAGTTTCTAAATAAGCATCTCGAATGGGTTTCTGAATTTCTCTTAAATCTCCATTAAAATTAATATTAATATCCTCTCCGCCTTGTAATTTATCTTTGACTGGTGGCCCAAAATTATCTATTCCATAAAATCTCGGCAAATAAAATGCTTTAGGAGATTCAGAAAGTATATTGAACTTCTTATCTTTATTTTGTCCACCCTTTATTGGGTCATAGACATAGGGTAATATCATCATATCTTTTTTAATTTTATTACATTGTTCAGGTGTCAGATTTTTTTTTAAAACTTTATATCCATAACTAGTTAAGGATGTTTCCATTTATTATCTATATTAATATGTGATTTTATATTTAAATATCAACATTAACTGCACAATTGAATAAACTATTTAGGGTTATCTATATTTTTGAAAATACCAAGGCGAGATAAAAACACAGTTAATTTATTATTCAAATCTTGATTAACGTAAGATATCAGAGCGAATGATAATAATATGCTCCCACCCATGTCGATCCGGTTACATCCCTTATATGGGATAAAGTTATAGATGTAAAAAGGTACATTTTTTACAATACTTTTTAATAAAAATGTTAACATTGTAATCATTATTACTTCTTTACATAAATGCCAAAATACTTCTATTGTAGGAATATTTTTGAGATCTCTATTATCCATTTCACCATATGTAATTGTAAAATGGCTGACAAGGTGTGATATACACACACCCCCGAAGAAATATATCAAACCAATCAAAGACAAATCTACGAATTTATATAAATGATCCATTATTTATATAATATAAATTAAATTAATATTTATTTAATATAGATTGTTAAGAGGACGGCAACATATATTTAAAAAAATAAATTGTATATAATATAAATGCCTCCTAAAAAACCACATATTTTGAATATATATTTAAAACATCATAAAGAAGCAAACCATAAATATGATAAATCTGTTGTATTAATGCAAGTCGGCGGATTTTCAGAAATATATAGTCCTATAAACACCGATATTGATATTAAAGAATGCCCTGATTTAAAATATTTATCCGATATTACTAATTGTTCTATCGCTATTAAAAATAGAGGTGGAGAGAACGAACATTATATGATTGGTTGGCCTAAAATTGCTGACTCTAAATATATTCCCATTTTAATAAAAAAGGGATTCCATGTTATAATGGTTGAACAAAAAGAAGGTTCTAGCACACACATTACTAGAGAAATTACTAATGTTATATCAGCAGGAACATCTATGGATTATGATAATAATATAAATAATTATTTAATGAGTATTTATATTGAAGAATATGAAAATAATAATAAAACATTTCATGGTTGTGGTGTTTCTATTATTGATATCTCTACTGGAAAAAATTACATTACACATATATTAGATAATCCGCATAATAATCACGATTATGAAGCAATGATAATTCATTTAGTAAATATTTACTCACCCAGTGAAGTAATTATTCACAATATGAATACTGGCATCAATAAACAAGATTATATCCGAATATTTAATATCCCTCATGAAAATGTATTAATTAATTTCTTCCAACAAGATATTAAAAAAATGATTAAAATTGATTATCAAAATAACTTTATAAACGAAATATTCCATTTTAATACCCAAACTTCCCCCATCGAAAATATTCATTGTGAAACTAAACCAGAAACTGTTCTATCATATATTTTACTATTAGAATATTGTCACCAACACCGAAAAAACATTAAAAACAACATTGAATTACCTGAACAAATTGAAAATATTAATTATCTTAATCTTACTAATAACTCTATCAGACAAATTAATATTATCTCTAATTCTAATAATTATAAAGGTTCCAATGATAGTCTATTAACTATTTTAAATAAATGTAAAACACCTATGGGTAAAAGATTACTCAAAGAAAGAATTTTAAAACCATTTATTGAACCAGATAATATTAATAAATCATATGATTATATTGAATTATTTTTAAAAGATAATTTTTATGAAAAGATTAGAAAAGAAATTTCTAAAATTTCAGATATTGAAAAATCTGTTCGAAAAATGGGACTAAATGAATATACATATGATGAATTATTTTCTGATAATATTTCATTTGATTTTATTAAATCTTCAATTGAATTATTAAAATCAGATTCTGAAATTTTTAATAAAATTCAAGAATATTCTCAAGATATTGAATTATTTTATGAATTTTTAAATGATATTAATAATCAATTCGAATGGGACAATTTTAACACAATTAATAGTAATAATATAATTGAACGCAGCTTATTTAAAAAAGGTATTTATTCTGAAATTGATGATATAGATGAAGAAATTTTCACAAATAAAAAAGGTCTAGATTATATCTGTGAAAGATTATCTAGATTTATTGACCAAAAAGGTAATACTAATTTATTACCTATTAAAATTGAATATACTGATAAAGATAATTATTATATTTATACTAGCAGCAACCGTGGCCTGAAACTAAAAGAGAAATTTCAAAACTTAGGGGATCTAAATATTATTGTTAAAGATGATGTAGGAGGTATACTTTATACACTAAAACCACAATCAATCAGTTTTACTAATATTAAAGGATCCGCATGCAAAATAGAATTGAATGAAATAGGAGTCATATCTAATAATTTAATTAAATTAAATAAAACTATATCATACTTGAATCAAAAATATTGGAATAATTTTATTGATGTTTTATATAAAAAATACAATAAACCTTTAAAAAATATTTGTAAATTAATTTCTGAGATTGATTTTTATTCAAATGGAGCATACATTTCTAAGAAAAATAGATATCATAAACCAACTATTATTCAATCTAATAAATCATTTTTAGATGTTAAAGAAATCAGACACCCTATCATTGAACTTATTAATGATAAACATGAATATATTACAAATGATATCAGTTTCGGATTAAATCATGATGGTGTATTACTATTTGGCACGAATTCATGTGGCAAGTCTTCACTTATGAAGGCAATAGGTCTTAATATTGTTATGGCACAAGCAGGAATGTATACTCCATCACTAAGTTTCAATTATTATCCTTATAAAAAACTATATACACGTATCCTAAATACTGATAATATATTTTCTGGTCATTCATCATTTATTGTTGAAATGAATGAACTGCGCGAAATATTATATTCATCTGATGAGTTTTCAATGGTTCTTGCTGATGAACTTGCTGTGGGCACCGAAACTACTAGTGCTTTATCTATTGTCGCATCATCCTTAAAAATTCTATGTGATAGAAATGTATCATTCATATGTACCTCACACCTCCACCAACTTAATAATATTTCTAGTATCAAAGAACTTGATAATCTTAAAACTTATCACCTAAAAATTACAAATGAAAATGAAACTATTATTTATGATCGAGTACTAGAAGAAGGTCCCGGTCCAGCAGTATATGGATTAAATGTTTGTGCAGCATTAAATATGAGTCCTGAATTTCTCTCTATAGCAAGACAAGTACAAATAGAAATTAATAAAGAAAACAATAATATCATTTCTACTAAAAAATCAACTTATAATAAAACTATTTGTATGGGAGAATGTTCAATGCCAATGTGCGACAATAACGCTGAGGAAACACATCATATTAATGAACAGGCTGACGCTGATAATTCAGGGAACTTTGATCATTTTCATAAAAATGCCACACATAATCTTATACCATTATGTAAAGGATGTCATGCTCAAATAACTTATGGTAATCTCCACATATTTGGATACAAAGAAAGTTCTGAGGGAGATGTTTTAGATTTTAAATTTATTGATAAACAAGATATTAAAAAATCTAATAAAAAATTCACGGATATGGAAGTTGAACAAATAAAAAAATATTATAATAAATTTAATGGAATTCTAACTAAACAAAAAATATTAGATAAATTACAATTAGATCATCATATCAAAATAGGTTTACAAACTTATAATAAAATTATTAAAGGAGATTATTAGATTATATAATACATTATTCATCGTCGTTGTAGCCGCCCGGCGGGATGAGAGGTCGTGCACCGAATGGCTTGACATCTTCATAATCTGACATATCAGAATCATTATCATTAATATTTTCTAATTCTTTCAGATAGATTGGTAGTGCTAATATATCATCCTTGCAGTAATATAAGAATGGGTTCAGTGGGTAATTACAATAACTCTTATTAATAATATAAAGATTCTTCCATGTACTACTGATATTTTTCGTAGAAGATAATTCACTTAACCAAGCATCTAGTAAATATGTATGAGCATAAAACATATTTTCATTATCAGAACCTACGGCAAATCCCATATGGAGGGAAGGTGTATTCATATGCATATGGTATCTATTCAAAATATAAGTATGAATGAATGGTGCTAATTTTTCTTTTGGATAATCATATTTATCTATTAATGTATCACAATATTGAATGATAACATTTGAATTTATATAACTATATCCGCTATAAATTAAATGACCAGGACTGAACGCAAATGTTTTGATATTCGAAAGAATATATTCATTTACATCTGTAATTGTTTTTTCCATATTATCATAATCATTCATATTCAATTTATCTAAATTATCATATACATCTGTTGGAAAATTGTCATAAGCATTGACTCCTGTTAGTAACTTATTTGTATAATAAGTGTTTTGTAAGCTTGAATACCCTCTCTTAATATTAGATAACAGAGATCCTAATGTACTAACACTATTAAGTTGGATTATTTTTACCCCATCGAGAGTCTTCAACCATTTATCTGATGTAAATTTAGTAGTATTCACCAGGCTAATTTTACTAGTCAAACTATCTTTTGAAATATTATTAGAAAGCAATGAGAATATTTCTTTATATTCACTCAATCTTTCAATTGATTCTTCCGATTCATTTGATATGTCGGAAATAGTTTCAACCCATTTCTCAATATGTCCGATTATGATATTCAATATCAATTCTTTGTTATTTTTTTCCTGACATTGAATCTGTTCTTGTTTGCGACTTTGTTTTCCGTAGATTTTGTCGCCAAGTTTCAGAGGTTTAGATTTAGAAGTCTTGCGGGGTGGGTCTTGCTTATTATATGTCTCATCAATTACATTGATTTTTGATGAATAATCATTATATAATTTAATTAATTCTTTCATATCATCAATATTTCTTGTAATATTCTTACTTAATACTGATTCCTGACTTAATTCATATTTTAGACGTTCAACTAGAATTCTATATTGATTATTAGGATTCAAATACTTAGTAATTTCTCCTTTGAATTTGTTGTATCCCGTCATTTCTAATGTTTCATTTATATCACACTCGGCAAAGTGGTCTTTGATAAATGCCTTTTTAGTCTTTTCTGATGCCCTATTCCATCTAGTCTTACCTAATTCATTTTGACCAAACTTATTAAGCAATTTCATATCTAATTCAACATCTGGATCATTATCTAGCATCCTATAAATATATGTATCAATTGCGGAGAAAGGAATAAATGGATGTTCTATATCTGACATATTTTTTGTTGTTAGATTATTCTCAGTTGTCCTTACGATTTGTTGGTACATTTCTTCGAGTTCCTCATCAACAAACTCAAATGAATCAGAATCAGCATTGTAATTCATATCATCACATTTGTTGATCAAAGTAAACATAGGAACATTCCTACCGTTCTTTTCTTTTTCTATTTTAATACAGTCAGTAATAAAGTCTAGGATTTTAACTTCACCCTCTGTATTAAGACCCATCTGAATATCTACAACATGAATGATAATATCAAACTTATAGAAATTTTCTTTGCCCCAATTAAAATATATTTCGTGAGTGGTTGCATCATCCAATCCAGGAATATCATAAATATCTAGGAATACATTTTCTGGTAAATCAAGAAAGTTTTCAATACCTGGTACCAGATTAGAAATTTCTTTACAATTTTCATTAGTTAGAACAGTTGACTCAGAATAGATTTGAGCATTCATCATAATATTTTCATTATAAATCTCAGTTGACGTTGGATTAGCCATTATATCTTTGTTTGCCTCTTTGTATACAAATGGTAACATAGTTGCACGTTTCATTTTCATATCGGCATATTTCTTAACATAAATACTATTAAGTAAAGTCGATTTACCACAACTTACTCTGCCTAGGATGGCAATGCTGATATTGTTTCGTTGTTCGATACTGTTAATTGTGGACATAATTCAACGGTTTATGGATTTTGATTTAATTAACAAGTAAAACCCTTTTCAAATTTATTTTTAGAAAAAAAAAATGTATAAATCAAATTTTAGTAAATTATTTAGGAATAGCATCATAAATTTTCTCCATCCTACTATTTACATTATCTGTTCCTCGCAAAGTATATAATTCAGAATCACGAGTTATCCTAATACAATTATTCCATAATGGATTACAATCATTCATACGAATTATTTGATCTTTTGTATAAACTTTTGGCACAGATAGAGGAATATTTCTATTCTCATATCTTTTTTTGAAATCAGCAAAGAAGTCTTTAGTACTCTGAAGTGGTTCCATAATTTATTTTAAAAAAATATTATATAATAATCAAATTTATTATTTATTCACAATGGATCAGGATGCTTACAAATACAACCATTTTGACGAGTACAACATCTACCACGATCAGGGAAGATATTTGGATCATATTTATCATTGTTGATAATATGTGTTTCTTCCCATGCCTGTGATAGTTCATTAATGACAAAAGATTTAGTATCTGGTTCCCATTGTTCATTAAAGTTAAAGAATACTGGATAAACTTTAGTGGGTTTATCTTTCACATATGGTGATTTCATAGGTGTCATATCCACTTCAGGTTCCTTGGATTTCTTAACATGACTCTGGGTTTTGATTTTGAATGGTCTGCCCATATTTATTTATTATAATAATTATTCCAAAAAATTAATTTCAAATTTTATCGAAATTTTTATTTATATAATCTTCTATCGCAGATTGAACAGCATCCTTCGCTAACATAGAACAATGTAATTTTACTGGAGGTAATTTTAATTCGCTAGCAATATCTTTATTACTAATCTTATAAGCATTATCAATATGCATATTTTTAATATGTTCTGTTAAATATGATGATGATGCAATTGCTGATCCACATCCAAATGTTTTAAATTTACTAACTATTATTATATTATCTTTTATCTTAATAGATAATTTCATGACATCGCCGCACGCTGGTGCACCTACTAATCCAATACCGACATCTGTATCTAATTTATTAAATGATCCAACATTCCGTGGATTTTCATAATGTTCTATTACTTTTGTATGATACAATTTACTTATTATATTTCTAAACATATATATTTAATTTAATAAAAAAATATTTAAATAGTTATTTATATTTATATTAAGTTATAATATTTCTAATATGATTGGACAGTGATCTGATCCCATAATACTCCCATCTATTTGACAGGATTTTACCATATCTAAATATTTATCTTGTAAAAGGAAATAATCTATTCTCCAACCTTTATTAGTATCCCTTGACCTTGAACGCATATTCCACCATGTCCACTCAGATTTACCAGGGTTCATATATCTATATAAATCTGAATAATTTTCAAGAAATGCTTTGAACATATCTCTTTCTTCTTTGAATGCTCCTGGTGATCTAGCCTTATCAAGTGTGGTTGTATTCCATATGTCTGACGCTTCTGATACAACATTAAAATCACCAGTTGTGACCAACGGTTTATCCATATGACAATCTATAATTTCTTTAATATTCTTATCCCATGTCTGAGTTCGATAATCAAAGTTCGTCCCAGAATTAGGCACATACATATTTATCAGCGAAAAATCATTAAACTCAGCATACATAAATCGTCCTTCTGAATCATTCAAACCTTTATATTCATATGAAACAGATAGTGGTTTAACTTTAGACCAAATACTTGTTCCAGAATATCCGGTTCCCCTATGACCTGTTCCCTTTGACTCATTCCAATATTTATATGGATACATCTTACAATCTGGGCATATCTTTTCACCTAATTTAATAGGACATTTAGTTTCTTGGATACAAATTATGTCTGGATTATGTTTCTCAATTAATATCTTCATATTACATTCGTCTAAGACAGATACACCCGAAGCAGCAATCTTACCATCACAGACGATATTACTTCGGATTCCGTTCACGTTCCAAGAAATGATCTTCATACTTAGATTATTGAATTATAAAAAAATAATAATATTATTTCAAATTTATTACAATGATATAACAGACCCGTTCTCTCTATCAGGAACAACCCTATTATCCTTATTACGCCATGCCTGGTATCCACCGAAACAACAACATATCCCCACAACCGCCATTATTATCAATGATATATACAATACAATCAAAAGAACAAGCATTTCATCCTCCATTTTTATACTAAATTTTACGTATAATAATAGTAATAAATCAAATTTATTGTAAATATGGATACTCCAAGAATGAATGCTTGAATTACAGGGAATAATATATTCTTTTTCATATATAATCCTTCCAATTTATATCCTAATTTATTTTTATAATATTCTCTTACACCGATTCCAGAAGTAATACACATATTAGTATAACCATTCTCTAAACTGATCCATTCTGCTTTTTTAACTAATTTCTTTCCTAATCCTAAATGTTGGATACCTCCTGATTTACTATTAACTAGAGTTGTCTTTCCATATACGTGCAGTTCCCTAATTATAGCACAATTATATAATTCAGGTAAGAATGGATTTTTAGATTTATCTGATAATCTCAATCTACAAAACCCTAATATATTCTTTCTATCTTTTGTTTCATATCTTATGAAATATTCTTTTGTTTCTGACGATTCGAATGAATCTATTACAAGAACAGGATATTCTGTCAATTTAGTATCTTTTATTTCTCTTCCTCTAATTTCAGATGTATCTACTTCTTTATCAATTATTTCTCTAAGATGCCCTTCCTTGTTTCCGTGATGAATATAATCATTAGGTATATCTCTGATAATTCTGGGTACTCTTACCCATGGCTGAACATGTTTCATATAATATCCAATTAGATCTCTTAAATAATAAGGATCTTTATCAACATTATGAGTATATTTTCCTTTATCTGCCCATTTCTTGATTACCGTATAATCCGTTGCGACTGTCGGATATATCTTATATTCATCACATAATAAATTAGGATCATCTAGAATTTTCTGAAACATTTCAAAATCATCTTCCTTTGTAGCATATGGTAAATCAGGCATGAGATGAGCAATTATTTTAAATCCACTATTCTTTAATAATTTAATGGCCTGTATTGAATCTTCAATAGTATGACCACGATTTACAATACTCAATAATCTATTACTTGTGTGCTGAACACCTATTTGCATTCTGGTCACTCCTAGTAATCTTAGAAAATATATAGATTCATAATTAATTCCATCTGGTCTTGTTTCTAATGTTAAACCTATAATTTTTATTTTATTTGTTTCATTTATTTGTTGCTCTTCTTTTAATGATAACATTTTTCTTCCTTTCTTCAATGGGTAAATATTACAAATATAATAACATTGAATACAGAAATATGTTAAATATTCACGTGGATATTCTAATACAGTTCCACCTAATACAATTAATTCTATTTTATCCAAAGGATGACCCATCATTTCTAATGTAGATAATCTATCATATATCTGTTCCATAGGATCGAAATCATTTCTACTTGCTCTTAAACATGCTGGTTCTCTGCTTAAATAACTCCTAGGCATAATCATTTTACCATCTTCTATTTCATTCGGGCAGAAATAACAATTATGCTTACAACTAAATTTCTGAACATGTTCTTTACCTTCTTCATCTATCCATTTAGGGTAGGGTGATGTTAATATTGATACTGATTGTATTCCAGATAAAGACCGTTGTGGTTTCTTTATCAAGAATTTAAGAAAATCACTATCTAATTTACAAATATTATTTTCAACTAAATTCAAATAACTTTTTCTTAAAATAATTTTATTTAATTTTTCTTTGAAAGAATATTCTTTCATAACTATTTTTAATAATTTATTAAAAGAATATTCTGTATTCTTTAAATAATGTTCATAGAAACTTTTAGTAATATTATCATATTTATTAATATTAAATGTCATATCTTCAATATCCATTTTAGAATTATATATAAAAAATAAATTTAAATATCAAATTTAAATAATTTCCCATTCTTGTTTTTGATATAATTTATATATAGGGACTGGTTTTTTATAAATTATTATTTTATCAGAACTTTTAATATCTTTATCTTTATCTCTATCTAATTTAGTATTTTCTTTTGAATCGATTACTAAATCTACCACAGGATTATTTAAATCTATTATTTCATCAATATTATTTATTTTGTTATAACAATAATAATAAGAATAAAAAAGGGCGGTGGTTGATATTAAGGAGGCAAATATTAATTTCTTCATATATATAATGTATATAATATATCACCTTATATTCCCACAATTTTTACATACATAGTACCTTTCTCCATATTGACATGATTCTCTTTCCATTACATAGTCATGGTTACATTCTGCTATAATTTTACTATTTAATTTACTCTCGTGTGCTGCCAATATTTGTATTCTATTTAAATAATCTTGTTTTAAATCTCCTAATTTATGTTTTTTAATTTTATCTGAGAGTTTAGTATCACTCAAGAAATTCAAATCCATTATTATTATTATTATTATTAATATATAATTATATAGTTTCAAATTTAATTATTAATATATTATATATGGATGATTTATTATTATTTATTATAATATTGTGTGTGTTTTTTTCAGTAATGATATTTTTTAATAAAGATTTATTTGATAAAGATGTTATTAGAGTAAAATCAACAATAGATGATCAAGTTTATTTAGTAAGAAAATTACCAAATTCACAAGAAGCTGCTAATTTACTTGCAAGTTATAAAAAAGATATACTTAAAATATCTCAAAAATTAAGAGAAAAATATATAGATAATGCTGATAAAAGTGATTCAGAATATGAATATAGAAAAAATGGCGTCGAAAGATTATTAAATAATTTTAAAGTAGATAATTTATCTGAATCAGATCCATATCACAAATATAAATCTTATATGATAAATAAAGGGGAAGAATTGTATTTATGTTTGAGACATACAAAAGATAGAAATTATGAATTTAATGATAGAAATTTAGTTATTTTTACAATATGTCATGAACTATCACATGTCTGTAATGTAACTTTACAACATCCCCCTGAGTTTTGGGATTGGATGAAAGTATTATTAGAAGCAGCTGAAGAAATTGGATTATATAAACCTGTTGATTATGCCAAATATCCTGCTCAATATTGTGGTATGGCAATAAGAAGTACTCCATATATTTTTAACTAATTCTGTTTATATTAGGGATTGAGTCCATTACATACATGACCACCAAATGCGCCGTTATTATTTGGTCCGATATGGTAAGGGCAAAAATGTTTCTTACAGAATATACACTGTATTTTTATACCCTGACAATTACTTTGATTGACCCGGACACCAAAAAAACCAGCATCTAATTTTGTTTCTAATATTTCACAAGGACCTTTATATTCTTCAATAATATCTAAATTTATATCTGCACTTTTCGATTTATCAATATCTAAATTAGGACTTTTTAATGGAGAAGTTTTCCTCTTACTATCTTCAACTAATTTTGCTTTGACTTTAATGTTTTCTTTTTTTTTGTCCTCTACTTTTTTAGTAGAATGGTAATTTTGGTTTAGAAAAACTCCACATAAAGTCAGAACTGCTGTGCACATACTCCCTGTTAAAGATATCAATGCTATAATAATTTCTTTATCAATACCGTCATTATTCTCATATATAATTGATGTATTATTACTCATAGTATATAATGTAAATATTTTAAAATTTGATTTTTATAAAAAAATTATTTATTAAATATAAAATAATGATTGTATTCTGTTCAATTCATGGTGAAATTAATATCTCTGAATATGCTAAAAGGATCATTGATACTCCAGAATATCAGCGATTAAGAAATATAAAACAAGGAGGTGCTGTATATTCTGTATGGATTGGTTCATCACATCACAGATTTGAACATTCAATTGGTGTATACCATCTATCATGTAAGCTTATGGACTTATTAAATCAAAAGGGTCTATATTTTAATGAAAAAGAATATAAATTAGTTTCTGTTGCTGCTCTTATACATGATTTAGGACATTCAATTTCATCTCATCTATTTGATGATTGGTTGAATGAAATAGGTATATATTCAGAACATGAAGAAAGAAGTATTGAAATATTTAAATATATGAATGAAAAATATAATTTAGGATATAATAGTAATGATATATCATTTATTAGTAATATAATTAATCCTAATTATGATGAACTAGAATATAGTAAAAAATATTTATATCAAATTGTATCATCTGAGAATGGTATCGATGTTGATAGGATGGATTATATTTTAAGAGATTGTAAATATTCAGGCATGAGATATTCATTTGAACTAGATACTATTTTACAGAACACATTTATTAGTGTGACAAATGAAATTGTATATTCAGAAAAAGCAAAATGTTCTATTGATTCGTTCTTTCATTCTAGATATTCATTATATAAACAATTATGTAATCATCCTACAGTACTTGCTATTGAATATCACATTAAAGAAATTTTAACTGAAATTAATAATGTATTTAATATTTCAGATTCTGTTATAAATGACGATTGGATAAAATTCTGTAAATTTACTGATGATATATTCTCTACAATAGATTTCATAGAAGACCCACGATTAGATAAAGCAAAACAATTATTAAATAATATTAAAACTAGAAATATTCTTAAATTAGTTGGCGGAGTTATTTCTAATAAGGATTTAAATTTAGTATCTGAGAATGAGAATGTAATAGTTATCAAAAAAAAAATTTCATATCATAGTTATTCGTTGCCCCAATATATTTCAAATAGTAAAAATAAAACATTATTAAATTCTAATAAATATCCTGATGAATATATTATTAAAATTATGTGTAAAAATCCTAATGATCCATATGCTTTATCTTTATTAGAATCTATTTAATAATTTAATGGATGATATATAATAAATTTTTTTTATTCTTTATTTTTAAATAATATATTATATATATTAATATAATGTCTAATACTACTCCTCCTCCAACATTATATGATACATTACCATTACAAAAACAATCATTTGTCTTTACAAATATAATAACTAATGATACTTATGATATAGAATTATATCCCGATGATACTAATTTAACTGTTTTAAATAAATTATGTGTAAAATTAAACATTTTAACCGATGAAATATGTGCTTATGTTAATGATTATAAACTTATAGGTTTTTCATATGATAATATAAATATTAAACAAATATTTAATAAAAACAAAATAGATTTATCCAAAACTTATTTAGATGAAAACTTTGTAGACAAAATTGGTAATAAGATAAGTGTATATAAAAATAATTTAATGAATGAACTATTTGAAGAAAATTTTACATCACGGCACCCCGCCGATAAAAATATTTATTATTTTACATTAAATGATTTAAAAAAATTAAAACCAGAGATTTTTGGTGATGACAAATTTATATATTCAGTCGTGTATAAATATTTTCCAAATATTAAAAAAGATTACATTGATAATTACCAAAATAAATCTAATTCAGACTTAAGAAAAAATCATATTAAAAAAATTAATAAACTATTATCTTCTAATAGTCATTATTTAGATATATTAGATAATAATGTAGATAATCTGCTAAATGAAGATAAATTTACTAGTACATTATTAAATTTCAAATGTATTAATATTGAAAATAATATAAATATTATAAAACTATTTTCAGATTATGAATTATCATCTGAAAGGTTTTACACAAAATTAATTCTAGAAGATTATAATAAATCATTTTTTAAATTATATAAACCTGAATTAAAACTACCCCACTCTGATGAGAGTAATTTTTTAAAAAAAGATATATGTGGTAAGCTATTAAATGATTTCTCTGATAATATGTCTTTGCCATATGAATTCGGTGAATATATGCCTCCATCCATACAACCTCGAAATTGTATAATTTTCAAAACATATCTAAAGAGTCATACTCTATTTTATTCATTTATTCTTTTTATGAATGGAAATTATGATTTTATAATTAATAATTATAATGATATAAATATTGATGATGATATTTTAAAAGAATTAAATAAAGATATTAATACTTTAATAGGAGATATAAACAGACCTAGAATTTACACTATTAATGAAATACCTGAATTAATTAAATATGATGATAAAATATGTTTTATAAATAGTAAAATTGAATTCTCAATAGATAAATTCCGCGTCAAGGGCGACTCCATATATGAAAAGTCAAACCTATTAAAATATTTATCTAATTTTTACACACATATCAGAATTGTTAAAGAAAAAATGGATTTAGATCCAGATACCATTATTTTTAAATATAAACGTGTAAGCAATTATGAAAAAACAAATCCAACACAAAGCATTATAAATGTATTACATGATCCAAATATAGATATACCACTTGAAGAGTTTATAGAAATTATTTCAAAAAATACAGGTATAAGTATCGAGGAGGCGACTTTGGAACACCAAAAATGGAGCGAGATGAACGAAAAAAACAAATTTAAGAAAAACGCAAAAACAACTGAAACGGGTGCAGAAATCAGAATAATTAAATACCGGGAAAAATATATTCATTTCACTATTTATAATGTACAATCCAGAGAAGAATTAAATCGAATTATACAATTTATAAAAATATTTATGGAATTGTATAAACAATTTATCAATAACCCCAAACCTAAATGCTCAAAAATCATAAAAGATTTATTTACAAAAGATATTGATAAAAATGAAATAGATGATATAGAAGAAGAACATTCAAAATGGCAATTTATTGAAGATTTGGATCCATCAGGTATGCATAGTTCTCAAGAAGATGATTCGACTTCAGAAACAGATAGTAGTTCAAGTGATTCTGAATATGAAGGCATTGGAGGCAGTAAAATAGGGCTGCCGGGAGGTTATCATGTTATTGAGAATTTAAAAGGTTATGATGATAAATTATTTAGTAAAAACTCCGAAAAATGGAACTACCCCGGAAAATGCCAAGCGAGTTTATTTAGGGTCCCTATACCTCTTCATATTGATGAGTTAGAAAGATTAGAAAAATATGATATTTTGAAAACTGTCAAAAATCCCCCATTAACACAAAATGAAATATGGGAATATATAACCGAAAATACCACGGTCGCAGATCTAAAGAAGGTATTACACGCGCAAAAAATCTTATACTCTGAAAAATTTCCATCTTTTTCAAAACATATCAAGCAACCTAAAATTGGCAATGAAGAAAAAGAAATTTATTATATTTGCCCTAAATATTGGGATATTTCTAAACGTGTTTCTATTCATCCAAGAGATATATATGATAGACTAGATGATATTATCCCTCCTAAATTCAAAGGAGAAACTGAAAAACATATAATGTGCATGCATGATAGTACTAAATACTTTAATAAAGTGAAGGATAAAAAAATAAAAGAAATCATAATCAATTTTTTGAAGTGTTATGATATATATAACCTATTAGTCGACAAACTTAAAAACCCTGAGCATGTCAAGAAGTTAAAAACGTCCTTGGAAGATAGTATGTTAATTATTGAATCGGACAGAAAAGGTCCCGTCGGTTTTATGGACAAAACTAACCCCTGGTTCGCCCCAGGTACCCCTTGCAAAGATACGAAGAAAGACGGCGCCAAAAACATAAAAGATCTCAAAGAAGAAATTGAAAAAAGAAAGAAAAAGAACTACGATGAATTAATCGATTTAGATATGAAATCTTTCAATGACCGAATTATAAAAAAAGTACCTGAAATTTATTATAATTTATTACATCAACAAATAGTTGAATATATAAAACCATCATTTCTTCCGGATGTGAATGTAGATGGATTTTCATTGCCGTGCTGCGGTCAGCACAGTAAAAAAATTCCCAAATTAGATAAAGATAATATTTCAATTACTGATTTGACCCCATCAAATATTAATAAATTCGCTCATATTCATCCGCATCTGCAAACCTTATTTGGGTTCAAAAAAGAATTCCATGATAATAAAAGACATTTGGGAGGTTTTATTAAATTTGGCGTACAACAAAATAACAATTCTTTAATAAATGTACTTAGCAATTTTTACAATAATGATAATGATGATATTGATTTTAAAACAAAAATATTAATAAAATCATTAACTGATGAAAATTCATTATTAACATTTATGAAATGTGGTGATGGTAATATTGTACAATTATTTAAATCCTCTAAGTATAATATTAATGATATTGAATATTTTTTAAATTATATTAAGGAACCAGGAACTATTGAGCAATTAAAAAAAATTAACATTAATAATAGTGAGTTGGGGAATATTAAAGAACATTTTAAAAAATATGGAATGGAAGAGATGGAAGAAAAAGATAAATCTGGTTTTGATAAATATGAATCTATTAATAAATTCAAAGGTTTAATTTATAAGTCTGATATCAATATTAAATTTATATATGATTTAATCATATCAAAAAATAACTTTATCAAATACCTAAATTCAAATGAAATTAAAGATTATAAATATATTTTACCTTTAATGTCCGAAATTAAAAAAGATCATATTTATATATTATTTGAAAATAATGACGATATTATAAATATTCGATTACCATTAAATACATATGATATTTATGAAGATAAAAATAAAGATAAATACATATTTAATTTTATATATAAAGTAGGAGATATATATGAACCTATTTACTATTTTAAAGATAAAGATGAAGATAAAGGAAAAGAAAAAAATAAAAAAAAAGATAAACATAGTACTACAGTTAAAGGCCGTCCTCAGGTTTTGTGCTGTGATATTAAATATTATATGCACGAAGATGATGGCAAAATAAATGATTATATAAATTTAATATTAGATAATATTAGAAAAGAAATAAATGACATAGACTTACTCAAAAGCCTCGAATACTTTTCATTAGTAACATTAATTCCTGAATTAAAACCAGATAATCTGCCTGATAAATTATTAGTTGATCCTTATTGTAAAGTATCTCATGTTATTACTAAAAAAGGATATATATACCCTATAATTCCTTCCAAAATTATTGATGGATATGAATTAATTTATTCATTTGAAACTATTCCTTCTTTTGAAGAATATTTACAATATGGAAACGAGGAAATTATTAAAGAGAAATTTAAAGTCAAAGGGTTCATATTAAATGATAAAAATAATATTATTAATATTGTTTTTAAAAATAATACATATATACCTATTAAAGAAGAAGTATATGATAAAACAAACAAACATATGAGACGTCGACCTATATTAGGTTATAAAGATTTATTTATTATTGATAAAGACTTACAAAATTTTACCCAAGAAACCGATGACAGATATAAATTCACTTCGGATACAGATTACCGAAATTATATCACTAATTTAGCAGTCCAAAACATTATTTATTATATTAAAAATACTTATAATACTAAGGATTATTATACAAATGAACCCGATAAATATAACAAAGGTGGCGAATACGTATTTAAATTAAATCCTAAAAAGGTACCTCGCTGGAAACCAAAAGAGGGACTTCTCTATGTGGAAAAAGATAAGGACACCTCACTCCACCCAGATTACTTCTATGATGAAAATAAATTTTTAGGGACTGTTATAAAAAAAGGCAATGATACCACCACATTGACTAAATTAGAGATAAATGTAACCTTATTAGATGAATTATACTTAATTATAAATAATGGAATACATACGAATTTTACTAAACAAACTAAATTATTTGATTTTATAAAGAAATTTACTGAAGAAATAATTATAGAGTTGTCTGACGATGAATATGAAAAATATAAAAATAATACAGATATTAGTATTTGTTTTAAAAGTAATGATAAATGTTTAGGTTCATGCGAACCGGATAAGAGTGATAATGATAAATGTAAATTATATGTGAAAAAATCAGATATACCGCAATATGGAAAAGGCAAATCATTAATTAATAAAATTATATATAAATTTATTGATTTATTATTAATTCATAAAGATATTGATAAAATATCTAGTCTTTTACAAGAGAATATTAATATAAATGATCTATATAAAAGTGCAAAAAACGATGAAATATTTTTCAATTATTTACAATACCAAAATAAATACATAAATGAATTATTTAAATCAGAATCATCATTTATTAGAAATATTAATTTCTATGATAGAGAAAATACTTATCTAAATCAATCTCGAGAATCTAAACCTATTAAATCTATCATTAAAGGTGTACCTTATATTATTAAAAAAATATTCCCTTATAGTAATGTATTAACATATATTGATGAAAATAATCTAGATTTTAAATCATTAGAATATAGTTTTAAAGAAATTTATACCAATGAAATATCTTCTGAGAAACTTAAAAGTGATATTTTTGATATATTAAATCAGCATAAATCACCCGATAATACTAAACTTACTCGGACACATTATAGTAAATATGATAATGATTTCAGAAATGCCAGTCACCTAACAAATATTGAGGATATTATAGAAAATATTAAAAAAAAGCAATATAAAATCAATCCTTTTGATTTACATATGTTATCACTAAAATCTCCAGACATAGGTTTTTTATTAATATCTAGTAAGTATTCCAACGAGAAAACCCTCAGCAAACTGAAACATACTATACTATTAAAATATCATGAGGAGAATAAAAATAAAGATACTAAATTTATATTATTATATCATTTCTTGAATGAAGATGGCGAATATGATTTAGCTAATATTGTATTTAAAAATAATGAGTCGGATGATGGTGACGGTGATGATGTTGATGGAGATCAATATAAATCATATTTATCACTAGATGAGTTGTTAAAAATACCTGATATAAAAACTATTATTGAAAATGATTATCCAGACCTTATTTAATTATCATAATTTTAATATTTCTTTTAGTAATAATAATGGAGTATTTATCAGAAATTAGAGAATTTAAATTACTTCGCAATTGTATTAATAATGACCCCATTTGTGATTTTTTTCAATTACAATCTTACCTTAATAATGGTTTAAACTTTGAAAAAGACACACATAACTATTTTAATAAATATGTAAATAAAGTATCCTCTGATTTTATAGATGGATTTTTAAATAATATTATTGATAAATCTAAAGAAATTTATCCCAGATTATCTATTAATAAATTTAATAATATAAATCAAACAATTCACAAAATTCAAGAGAATGTTCCATTAATTGTTAATCCTATTTTAATGAATGATAAATATAAATTAATTGTAAAATGTGATTTTATAATTAAAAAAGATTTATTTTTAAAAATATTTAATCAAATAAAAAATATTTCATTTAATTCAATATCGAAAAATGACTATTTAATCATTAATATTGTTCCAGAAATTCTTACATTTAAAAAAGGATGCAGAGAAATATGTAATTCATATAATGTTTTCTATAATAAATGTTCTTTATATTGTTTTAATTCAGCATTGAGACAATATGTAGGTAGAAATAATTTTTATTTTATGTTCGGAAAAGATTATAAATATAATAATGAATTATTAAATAAACAAGAACATATTGGATTAGTTATTTTTGATAACATATATAGAGAAAAAATATATTATTCATTAAATTGGTTAAATAGATTAAGAGAAAATCAATTACAATTATATCCGGCACCATCATGTTTAGAATTATATCCAAATATGAATAACAAACAAAGTTGTTGGGAAACTGAAAAGAAAAAATTAGCAAAAAAAGTAAAAGAAATTACTCTAATATGGAGAATTTCATATGAAGATCGTAATTATCTAATTAATATGGGAATAACTACTTGGGATAATCCCTACTTACTAAATAATTTATATGAATTGAAAGATACTAATACCAGAGATATTCAAGAAAGAATTATCCATATGAATAAACATGAAAATTTAATAATAGAACCACGACACATTTCAAACGATTTTAAAGATATATTAAAACCATCTAAAATTGAATTTGTATTAGATATAGAATCAGTGATAAATTTAGAAACTACTGAAAGTTATTTTAATAATGATGTCAAAAAAGATTCTCCAAATATATGTATAATTGGTTTAATTCTAATTTCAAATAATGGATATATTTTCAAAGATTTTACTATAGATGATTTAACTATTGAATCAGAAAAACGGAATATTATTAACTGGGCATCCTTTATTAGTAAATATGATAATATAAAAATATATCACTGGGGACATGCTGAGAAAACATATTTAGAAAATATTCATAAAAGATTTCCTGATATTAAATTACCTAAAATGACCTTAATAGATTTATTACATTATTTTAGACAAGAACCTATCATAATTAAAGACTGTTTTAATTTTTCATTAAAAACAATTGGTAAAAATATGTATAAACATGGATTAATTAAATCTACATGGTCTGAAACTGACAATGGTTTAGATGCTATGATTAAATTCAAAGAATTATGTTTGAAAAAAGATAAAAATATTCCATTAAAAAGATATAAAGAAATTGCTGAAATTATTGAATATAATAAAATGGATTGTGTAATTCTTATGGAGATATTACAATATTTAAGAAAGAAATATTTGTAAAGAATTATTTTTATAAAATACATTGGTGAGCGACTTTTACTAGGATCCAGTAATTATCTACCTTGAGGCGAAGAGATGCAGCAGGGCGCCATCTCTCCGAGGTCGGTCGCAGTGCAGAACTGCTTCGGGTCCGCGTCCGGCCCGAAGCCCCACCCTTCGCCCGATCTCAAGTGGCACTCCCATCGGTGGTAGTCCAGTCCCAAAGACCAACTTGCGAGCGCCTCCGCCCCACCTTCCCTATAGCCGCAGTCGGTCTTCATACGACCACCGCGTTCATTATTCACAGCTAATTCACCGCATGTAATGGGTGGGAGGATTGTCTCACAGTTGGCACCACCGTACCCTGGCGCACAGTCACATCTGCATGCGTCTGTCACTCCAGTGGCCTTGCCACCGTTCAGACATGCCACTTCATCGAGTTCACCTCCGCCACCAACCCTACAGGGTAATCGTGTCTTGCAGTCGGGACCGTGGTAACCAATTGTACATGGTTTACACGGTTCCTTACTACCCCTTTCCTCACCTTCACCATTCCAATATCCATCCGCACAGTAATATCTTGGTTGTAAATCCGACCCGATATCACACGATTCCACACCCGTGTTCGGACCTCCACATATTTCGTCGCGTCCTCCTGCCTCCGTGTATCTTTGATATATTTCGTTCATTGATTCTGGTTCAGTTGTGCTTTCACCTGATCCATTGATAATTTCGTTACATTGTTTGGTTTCTTTATCATACTTAAATCTGTATGATAAATCATTACACCCTCCTTCGTCGCACATTTTAAAGTCATTTTTATTACATGGATTTGCATTACATTTATTATCACTCCAAAAATATAAATCCTTATCTAAATCATTATTTAATGCTAAACAAGAATCATATTTACATCCTGATAGCATAGTTTCACTACAATCTAATTCAAAATCACATAGCCCATCATTACATCTATTAGATTTACAGTCTAAATCTTTCTCACATTTTTCACCATAACCACAAAATTTTAAAGGCGTTTTCTCTTTGTATAACTCAGAATGTAAACAATCACCATCACCTGGATCCAATATCTTATAAACTCTCTCATTAAATCCATCCCCGCATGTCTTATTTGTTAATTTATTTATAATAAATTCACCCTTACATTTATTCTGATTTTCTATTTTAGACCCAGATAGTTTCTCTAACATTGTTTCTAATATTAAACTAATTTTATCTAATGGTAATCTTAATAGTAGTTTATTTGAATCTACAGAATCTAATGATTCAAATAATTCTTCTTGGTAATTTCCTTCTATTAATTTATTTTTCAAAATCATCATATATGTCAATATAAACATCAATAAAAATATTAACAAAAACACATAAAATAATACTATATTTTTTTTAAATAAAAATGGTAATGATATTATTATTATATTAAATATGATTAATTTTATATAATCATCCATATATTATTATCATATAAAAAAATATTAATTATATTTATCTTCCCTGATCGTCTTCATCCGAGCCCGGGGCTGGACATTTTAAAAAATCCTCAGCGGTGCGATTCCCCTGGGTTGGATCTGCCGCAACGAGTAACTTACCAAGCGAATTACTTATATTATTCCAATCATGGGCATATTTTTCTGTTACTTTGTTGCACTTGTTATGGACATGGTCATAATAGCACGGGATATTATCCTCCTTAAAACTATTACAGACTCCGGGTACGTTCCTATGGTCGTCACAGGTTCCTGATTCCGACGCTACTTTACATATATGTTCAATATCCCTATTAAGTTCCGCGGCCAGCAGTTCATATTTGGCATTCTCCTCTTCTTCTCTCACACTTTTAACTAATTGTGAAACTTCATCTTTTATAGTCAATTCTTTAACATTTAAATCTATAAATTTATTAATACATCTATGTTGTTGAGTATCATATGTATAATCACCATATTTATCCTCTAGTTCTTGACACTGTTCAAAATTACAATTCTGTAATTTATCTCGCTCGCACATATGTGGATATGTACATATTTTTTCAGACTTACTACAATAATTACTTAGGCAATCATGATCTTCTTCACATAATTCATGAAAGTCGCATAATCTATTAAAACATTCTTTATTTTCTCGTTGACCGTTTTCATATATACATTTTATACCGTCTTTACCAGCCTTTCTACGAACATTAAACTTCCTTGACATATTACCCCGCCCGCATTCCCTGCTACATTCACTCCAACTGCCTAGTCCCCCCGCACACATTTGTGCGGCTGGTATTTTACCTTCTGCTTTATCTAATAAATTCAATAATCTTGTAAAATTATTCAATATCTCATCATATAATATATCTTCTTTAAAAGAGGTTTTAATATCCTTATTCAATAAACCGACAAACTCCATTTTATATTCATCTAATGTGGTGTTACCTTCTATAACATTATGTATATTATAATACATATACAACATATACATACTAAATAATATTATTAATAAACATAATAATTTTATATTATATTTTAATGAATATATTAGTAATAAATTTAATAATATAATTTGGAAAATTATATTCATATATTATATATATATATAATAATGCCTCAAAAAAATAAAAACTCTAACAAACTACGGCCAAAAAAAACGAAAAGAAAGAAATCAATAAAATATAAATTATCAGAAAAAAAATACAAAGAATTAATTAAAAACAAACAAAAGAAATCTATCAGTAAAAAAAATAACAATATTTTAGAAAAAGAATTAAATAAAAAATACTGTAAATGTATTAAATCATTTAAAAAGAAATATTCTAAAAAATCTAAATTTTATAAAGGAAAGTTTGGCATTTGTATGAATAGTATTTATAAAAATAGAAGTTTTACAGCCCCATATAATGTTTCTAATTTATGTAAATTTGAAAATAATTATAATTAGTTTAAAATTTATTTAAATAAAATATTTTATATTTATAAAAATGAAACTTATTCCAGTAACCAATGAAAATATTCATACAATTATTCCAAAATATATTGAAGATAATGACATCACCATTAATGATATCGATACAATGATAGATGCTTATATGAAAATGGTTAAAGATAAATATTTATTCTTAATTGATAGAGATTTATTAAAAGATTTATTAGTGGAAATAACTTATATGTATTCTCCTAATGATGATGCGAATAAAGACCGAGTCTTATATCATTTGGTCGGTTCAGATTCTGATGATGATGATGATGATGATTCTGCATCTAGAAAAGTAGATAATGTTGATTAATGTTCTTAAAATAAATTTGAAATTTACATTTAATTTATTTATAAACCAAACAATTTACGAACTCAAATCAATAACAACACTTCGTAAAACATACAAATTTCAAGAATCAATCGTCTCAAGTCAATCATGAATCCTTCCAACACTGAACAGGCACCTGCTCTCGAAGTACATGTCGCGACCGACTCTTCCGAGGAAATTGATGATCAGCTGGCAATGCTTTACCTCCGTACGGTGGATGTTCCTATGAATCTTACATTTATCTTCACAGGTACTAGTAAGATTACAGCTGAACAATCTCTCAAGGAATTTACGGACACCTTCGAAATGCATATTCCCGTTCCCGATGCAAAGAGCGATGTAACTCTCACAACACTGGAAACATACAAGGATTCTGGACCTAAGAATCCTGACTACTTCCTGCAGATTGCCCCTATGTATCTCTACACTGGGGATAATCTTGAAGTTAATCAAAAGTATATTCTTGCTGGTGATTTCAAATCAGATTCCCCTTCATTTAATATGAATGGTTCAGAAGCAATCACACAGAAATTCTTTGATCAGGGAAAACTTGTAGATATCTCATCACCTCATATGGCAACAATGAGATTCAACGGGGAACTTCTATCCAAGTTTACAGGACCATTCAATGAATATATTGTATTCACAGCATTCAAACTTGCATTCGGACGCATGCATCCTAAGTGCCCAGTAGCAAAAAAGTTCGCAGAAGGACTTATCAATCCCAATGTTGGTCGCGGAGTTAACTACAAATCTGTTATGACTATTGCCAAGAATCTGGATCTTCCCTGCACATACGGTCCATCTACACCTAATACTAAAGAATCCAAAAAGTATTTCAACGACATCTTTGGTGAAGAATGGAACGACCCTAATGGTTCTCTATGGAAACTGGGACATATCAACGATGCTTTACATTGGATCAATGTAACGGCAACTGGTAACGGAGATGCAGACCTCTTTCGAGAGAATGGTGATGAAGTATTCTACTCAGATTTCACAGTAGACACCATCCCTGAACTACTCAAACCTTCCTGGGAATACTTCAAGGCAAATGCCAGCAAGCTTATCGATTGCTATAACCCAGTATATGATCTATTCGCAGCATATGTTATGATTGGATACATTAAAGGTGTCAGCAGGGATGATCACCAACCTGAACAATTCATCGCAAATATCGTCAATGAATTTTAAACCATTAAAAAACATTAAAAAACATTAAAAAACATTAAAAAACATTAAAAAACATTAAAAAAACATTAAAAAACATTAAAAAACAATAAGAATTAATATATGAATTAATATTTTTTTTTATAAATTTGAATTTTTAATGTATAGATTTTTAATTAATAATCAATATGATTAAAGAATTAGTAGATTTTAAGTATATTGAATATAATGAATTGTTTATAGATAACCTATTAGATAAAGGTAATGCTGAGGTATTCAAGGGGACATATAATGGAAAAGATATTGCCATAAAAAAATATGAATATGATGAATTTAATATTAATGAAATAATATTTAAAGAACTTGAAATAGGTTCTAATACTAAATCAGAAAGATTAATGAAAACATATGGATATTCATATGATAAAGAAAAAGAATATTTATATTTAATTATGGAATATATTAACTCATCAGATTTAGGAAAATATATTAGTTCATATTATGATAAAGATTATGAATATTGTTTATCCATTGAAACTAAATTAAGTATAATCAAATCTGTCTTAAAATCTATTAGAGATATGTGGGTAGAAGGTATAGTTCATGGTGATCTAAAACCTCTAAATCTTGCTATACACCGGCGTAATGATGAAATTTTCATTAAAATTATTGATTATGGCACTTGTGAATATGACCATCGCAATAAAGGTTTTGACAAAGAATATGTGTGTTCTACTGATGGATACGTGTCTACTGAATTAGATAAAACCAATATTATTAGCCATAAATCAGATATATATGCTTTGGGGGTTATTATATTTGAAATATTATGTGGATTTATTAGCACAGGAGACGATTATAAAACTTCTCGTAATATGTTACTCAAAGAATTACGCACCTTCAAACAAAAATATCCAGATTTAGAAAAAATTATAAGAAAATGTGTGGATATTAATCCCACTAACAGACCAGATATTTATAAATTAATTAAGGTATTTGATAATTACCTTAACCTTAGAACTAAATGAAGTGTCGATTCCTTCTGGATATTATAATCTGCTAGAGTTCTACCATCTTCTAGTTGTTTACCAGCAAAAATAAGTCTTTGCTGATCAGGTGGAATACCTTCTTTATCTTGGATTTTTGCTTTAACATTTTCGATAGTTTCTGATGATTCTACTTCTAATGTAATAGTTTTACCAGTCAAAGTTTTGATAAAGATTTGCATTATTATTATTATATTATATTAATATTTATTTTTTTAAATCACTTGCAATGATTACAAACATAAAATGTATCCTCACAATTTGAAGTTAATATCTCTTCCATTGTATGACTGTGTATATGCCATTTATTTTCATATTTCATTTTCTCTAATAATACTTCAAAATTGTTTTTTTTTAAAACTGATTTTAGTTCACCTATAAATATATCCACAATATCTTGACGTGTTTCTACCATTCTAATATCTACCTCTACTTTAAATCCTGAAAATATCTCAGATGATGCTACAAATATTCTTTTATAATTATGCATTTGTTATATCTAAATTAAATATATATTTATTATATATAATTATGGAAAATGATTTATATAAAATTGAATGTGACGATATAAACAATATTATGTCTAAGATTAAAGATAAACCTTTAAATAATGAAGAAGTGACTACATTAAATGATACTAAATATAGAGAATTAAGAAAGAAAATAATGCTCCAAAATAAAGAATTAGATTCACTAAAATCAAAAATAAAAATATTAGAAAATATTGTTAAAGAAAATTAATATATCCTTTTATTTTAATATATTTTTATATTTTTATATTTCCATATTATATAATGACTGATTATGTTGTAGCTATCCCCACTTTCAAAAGATACAACGAAATTATCAAAAAAACATTACCTACCTTACAAAGGGGTAAGGTCCCTAAAGGAAAAATTCATGTATTTGTTGCTAATAAAACAGAAGAAAAATTATATAGAGAGAAAATGGACCCAAATACATATGGCAAAATAGTTGTAGGTAAAAAAGGTTTGGTAAATCAAAGAATATATATAAGTGAATATTTCCCTAAAGGGACTAATATTGTTTCTTTAGATGATGATGTTGAAAAAATGCAAAAATTAAAAGGATCCACTTTTAAATTGACTAGAAATAATACCAAAACTTTAAAAAATAAAAAAAATAAATCCTTAAAAAGTAATACTAAATCCAACAAAAAGAAAAAAACGATCAAAAGGTCCGTGGGCGGAAAAGCAGTTGATAAAAGTCTAAATCAAATAATCGAACTCAAAAATATTGATGAATTTTTTAAAAAATCATTCGCATTATTAAAACAAACAGGGTTAAATTTATGGGGCGTATATCCCATAAATAATCCATTTTTTATGAGTAATAAAGTAACAACCGATTTAAGATTTGTTATCGGTGTAGTCCACGGATATATAGCATCACATGATCCAAAAGTCAAAATGAGTAAAAAATCATTAAGCAAAGAAGATATTCATCAATCTATATTATATTATTTAAGAGACGGTGGTGTATTAAGATTTAATAATGTGTCATTTAAAACTGTATTTAATGCTCCAGGTGGATTAGGTACTAATAGATATGGTATGAATAAAACAGCACAAGAATATTTATGTAAAACATATCCTAATATGGCTAAAAAGAAATTTAGACCGGATGGCACACCCGAAGTTAGACTAATTGCTAATCCGGAATTATAAAAAAAGTTGTTATTTTTTGTCTATTTATTTTATATTGTTTTTTAGTTTATTAGGTTATTTGATAGTTTGTGTATTTTAAAACTTTATTACCCACGTCTGTGCACCTTGCGTGGGACTAATTGCACGTTTAATCTCATCATATGTCCGTCCACGAGGAGCTCCCACCTTATCTCTGAAGTAGTAGGTGTGACCAGACGGAAGTTTAAGGAATGTTTGATATTTATTCTTCTTAGCGTATTCTATTGCTTCTTCTTCAGTATTACCCAGACAATCAAGGCGGTAGGAATGACCTTTTGTTTGCCCCAGACTACACCAATATGCGTTGTCGTGTCTCTGTACCGTGCCAATGAGTTCCTCTTCAGCATCATCAAATGTTCCAGGTGGAGTATTCTCTACCATTTCTACGGGTGAGGGAGAGAATTTCTGATACTTTTTCGTATCATTCCAGAACTGATTCATGCGTTCATTGCGGCTATTGGAGATAAATTCCTCCATATTGGATGTGACAACCATTGTTGATTGAAAGGTTTGGAGTTGTGTGTAAGTGTTTTGAGTTGTTTTAACTTGTTTCTTGCTTTAATCAATTGATTATTTGCTTTGAATATGAATATGAATATGAATATGAATATTTATAAATAAAAAATCAAATTTATTCTCGGAACAATTGATACTGAAAAAAAGTTGTTGTTTTTTGTCTATTATTATTTTATATTGTTTTTGTATTTTATATTGTTTTTGTATTTTACAGACTCAGGCGTTTGATTATCATATCCGTCATGTCCATTGCGCTCGCATGGATAAAATTGTTTTGGTCAAGAGTTATAGAGATACGTGCTATATCGTCATCAATTGGTTCGATATTAATGCTGGGATAATCATCTGGTGATGCGAATGGGAAGAATTCACGCAACATTGAAGTAAGGTTCTGACCTCCGCGACCAATCACCTTACCAACTATACTACGAGGACACGGAGCAGTATAAGTAACCGTATAAAAATCACGAATACTATGAAGTCCGTATCCTTCTATTACTGACTCTAGCATAGAATTAGGAGTCGCACTTTCATACACCTTTAGTGCTCTCCACATATTTCTCCCGACTGGGTAGTATATTATGTCCATCATATATATACTATATTTAATCATCTGAAAGTTGTCCCCTTCCCGCGGGGGAAGATTTTCAAGAATATTTTTGGGAATACAAACTGAAATATTGTCATCAGTAGTTCCGAAATAGTAATGTCCCTTCTCAGATGTAATACGCACACCCTGTTGGCGTCTCACAGGACAAAATCCCATCTCGCACTGGACTGATGTTAGCAATATTTCCTCTTTTTCGGTCCAGGAAATCCAATCATTCATTTCCTTATCTTCTGATTCAATCCGCTCCTGCATAATTAAGAAGTCGATTTCATCCACAAGAGAGGGTCCGTTTGGGAGATCCCTGTCAGATAGTGAAGTACTTGTAGGTGTAAGAACACCTATCTCACGCGCCTTCTCAATATCTTCAGGTTGAATGAACTGTTCTTGGGAATCCGGTCCAATGATTGAACTGAGTACAAGAGCCATTAAGTATTCTTTAGGTGACTTTGTGCTGTTTGGTTTGAAACACTGTTTGTTCTTGGTTTGAAAGTTGTTTTGTTCTTTGTTCTACTATTTTAAGCAGATAGTTTGATGTTTATAAAAATTTAATTAACAAAATCAAATTTATTCTGTGAATCAATTATCTATTAGAAAAAAAGTTGTTATTTTTTGTCTATTATTTTATATTGTTTTTGTATTTTTGTGTTTTGTATTTTTGTTTAAATCTTACTGTGACCTGCTATGATTTATAGCATTCTGCGCAACATATAGTTTCATATGGTACTCCTTTAGCGAAAGCGCTATCGGACAACTTTTTTACTATTTTACATGTTATTACATTAATTTTTGTCGAGTTGCATATTCCACAAATTGACCGTAATGTATCTCCAGCGTGATCTTGCCATAAACGTAGTTTTTTTTCCTCTTTTGTTTCTTGTAATTTCTCTTTTCTAGGAGCCTGCATAGTAAAATCAGTACGGACAGTAAGTTTTACCAGAGCGGTTATTCGATCAAGTGTGTCTTGATTTCTTAAAGACGACGAAGACTTATTAGGATTCGGCGTGATAAAATTTTCAAAATTATTATCATCAACCTTATCAAAAGTGAGTACAGCTCTTATACTATTTGTACCCAGAGCATCTGGGAATGATACACAGAATATATATATTTTTCCTATTTTAACCCATATTTTCTTGTCTGTATGTTTTTGCCCTTTTTTTACATCATTGCAACCGCCATTGACATCACATATAGTTAATTTGGCCTGCTGTGACCCCTGATCATGATTAACTTTTTCTTTACTTTTAGAAAGACCACTCCCATATTTTTTTAGCATTTTTGACCATGCGGCTTCATCTTCATTTTTTATATATAATTCATTTGGTGTGGCCTTCAGGTCAAATGTTATACTACGCTTTGTACTTGATCCGACTGGTTCCAAAATGTCTATACCGGATACAGTTTCTCCATTATATTTTATTTTAATTGGATAATCGGACTCAGCATTGAGATAGTCAAAATAGTATTTGCCAATACTTTTGGGAATGGGATTAATTGAAGGTACCTGTTTCGCATTGACTGATAAATCGAACCATTTCATTATTTCAACTATAAGAATATCAACCGAAGGATGCTGCAACCTGTCCAATGGCCTGAAAATAAACCAAATACTCCTTGTACCCTTTTCCTCTTTTACCCGTTCTATATCATAGGTCAGACCGCTCAGAAGACCCTGTTCGGTATATATTAGTGGTTCATTTGGATCACCATTATATAAAGATATACTGTAGAAAGAACCATTTGGAGTGTCCTGAATGAAAAAGTTCACAGACATGGAATTCTTTGAAATACATATAGGTGAATATATACCATAACCCATGTTATTGGTTTCAGATCTGTCTGAATCGGCGATCCGGTATGCTTTCTCCAATGCGGGAATACTCTCGAAACCCCTAGGATTTCCAGATCCTTTTTCAATGAAATCAAAACACCCAAAATCTTTAGTGGTTTTGAAGGACATTTCAATCTCATATTCTGAGTTGTTTTCGTTTTTTGGAAGAACATTGTTCAGATATTCTTTAACAACATCTTCATCGGTATAATTCAAAGAAAGAATGTTCTTAATTATCCCGGAAGATGAAGTCTTAACTTCTTCCATAACACAGCACGCCATTGTTTTGTTCTTGGTTTGAAAGACTGTTTGTTCTTGGTTTGAAAGTTGTTTTGTTCTTTGTTCTACTATTTTGAGTAGGTTATTTTGATGTTTATAAAAATTTAATTAACAAAATCAAATTTATTCTGTGAATCAATTATCTATTAGAAAATACATAATTGCTGTATGAACATTAGGAAAAGCATAATCTACATAATAAGGGCAATCCATAAACTTTATATTTACCCATATTGTTATCCACCCTCTACTTTTTGCTGTCTTTAAATTATCCAATAGATCATCAAAAAAATAATATTTATTTCTATCATTATAATATTTTTTTATATCTTGTTCTACAAATTTAAATGACTCTATATATGGTTTCATATATGGAATAGTATCTCTAGCATAAATTTTATTAAAAGTATTTGATAATTCCATATTATTTAATACTTCTTTAACATGTTCGAGTGTTCCATTTGAATATATAAATTTTGGAGAATCTAAATTATTTAATATCTTCGATAGATTTTTATCTATTTTCATTTTATTATAATTAACAATTCCAAATGGATGGTAAATTATAGTATCATCTAAATCAAAAATATATATTTTCATATAAAATATAAATATATATATTTTTAAATTATACTTAAAAATATATTGATAATATTATTGAAATGTCAAATATTAATAATTCTGAAATATTATTATCCGAAGAAGAAAAAAGATATGTTATTTTCCCTATTAAACACGACGTATTCTGGGAAATGTATAAAAAAGCACAAGCAAATTTTTGGACTGCTGAAGAATTAGATTTAACTAACGACCTTAAAGACTATAATAATTTATCAAATGATGAAAAACATTTTTTAAATAATATATTAGCATTCTTTGCTGCTTCGGACGGTATTGTAAATGAGAACTTAGTAGAACGGTTTTGTAATGAAGTCAAAATCTTAGAAGCAAAGTTTTTTTATGGATTCCAGATTGCTATAGAAAATATTCATTCTGAAACATATTCATTATTAATTGATACATATATTAAAGATCTGTCATTAAAAGATAAATTATTAAATGCAATAGAAACTATACCCAGTGTAAATAAAAAAGCACAATGGGCCTTAAAATGGATAAGTGATACATCTGACTTTAATAAACGAGTTATAGCATTTGCGTGTGTTGAAGGAATATTCTTTTCGGGAGCATTCTGTTCTATATTTTGGCTAAAGAAACGTGGGATTATGCCTGGATTATGTCATAGTAATGAATTAATTAGTCGTGATGAAGGATTACATACAGAATTTGCTGTTTTAATGCATCATAATTTATCTAATAAATGTTCTAACTCAGATATTTTAGAAATTGTTAGAGAAGCCGTGTCTATAGAAAAAGAATTTATTACTGAATCATTACCTTGTAAATTAATTGGTATGAATAATGATTTAATGAAACAATATATTGAATATATTGCCGATAGATTATTATTAATGTTAGGTTTAGATAAAATATATAATGCTCAAAATCCATTTGATTGGATGGAAGCAATATCTATTCAAGGTAAAACAAATTTCTTTGAGAAAAGAGTTGGAGAATATTCAAACGTAGCAAATCCAAATTCTAACGCAGATGACAATAGATTTGAACTTGATGAAGACTTTTAAAAAAAAACATATATATTTATTTAAATATTTATTGATTGTTAGTTAACCATAATACGTATAATAAAAGTACCATGTTTTCAACATCAGCATTCATGTATAAGCATACAAATAGCAAGAACAAAAATACTTGACCAACAGATGTGGTAAGTGTATCATGGACTCTGGTCATTACTTGTTTTTGGACATTAGATCTCATTACTAAATTGATAGGAAGCATCGAGAACGCAATTACACAAAATAATAATGTAGTTATTAATGCGGAATTACTTTTTACGACTTTGGCAACCGGCTGGAGTGGAGAAAGAATTTTTTTAATTTGACCAGACATATATTTTTATACTATAACATAGATTTTTTTTTTGAAGAAATCAAAAAATTAATTAAATTTTTTTATTTTCTCGATAATATTTATTGTCCAATCATTTTAAAATATCTTATTTAAGAATATATTAATATAATATATTATATGGATTTAAAGAATATTTTAAGTTCTAATAATAAATCTGATGATATTCAAGTTCACAAAAAATCATCATTCTCACACGTGACAAAGTCAAACACAACCAACTACTCTAATAAAACAGAAATTGATGATCTATTGGAACAAGAAAAAAAAAATCTATACTATAAATCTTGGAATAAGTTAGACAACTCTACTAAGAATAATCTATTCAAAGAATTTGTTTCACTAGAAACGCACGCACACAATTTAAATGAGAAACAATCCCTACTTTTAACAAATCTACTTATAAAAAATATGAAAAAATTGAACAAGGCATCTGATGTAGAATACAACCAAGATGAATGTAAAATTGTTAAAATCCACAACTTAATATTCGATATAAATGATAATTCTTATTCATTAAATATAATTGAAAAAAAACCTAAATCTAATATCTCTAATAAATCTAAATCCAGATTAAATAAATTTATTAAATAATTAATTTATCCAAATATGATTCAATACCTCTTTCTTGTTCTTGGCTCATAAATAATTTATCATGACATTTTACAACCTTTTTTGTTGATACTGTGTGTTTCTCCATATTACCTGATATCTCCTCTACTTTTTTTATTGTTTTTTTATAATATATTATCTGTTTTTTTAATAAATTTAATATTAATAAATAATTTAAAAATATATTTTGAATATTTTCAGGAATATTTTTATCATCTGTCATATCATTAAATTCTAAATATAATCTCTTGTTCTTCATACTCAGATCCAATAGTACACAACTATTTAATTCATTTAAATTTTCTTCAAATCTATCTAATTCACTTGTTATTTCGCCAATATTCTCATTAAATTCGCTTATCAATCCTACAAATGTATCCATACGGTCTACTAAATCATCCTCTTCTACTAGATCAGTAACATTATTAGATTCAACGCTTGTATTTATTTCTTTAAATCCTCTGCACAATTCATTTATATTTTCCATTATATTTTCCATTGATTTGACTTGTTCTTCTGTAAATATATCTTTGAATAAAATATCTGATGAATCATCCCATTCTAATTTCACATTATCAATATAATTTTGAATATTAGAATTTCTCATTAATTTAATAATTTGATTATTAAATATCTCTAATACTTCATTTAAAAATATTAACATTGTATTTTTTTTAACATTATTATATTTTAATATATGTGATAAAAATGATAATTCTTCAGTATTAGTTCTATCAGAACTAGTTATTACCAATGGTTTATTTATTTGAATTTTTCCCTCTATCATCTCTCTAACCAATAATTTTATTTGTAAAAAATCTCCATCAACCATTATATAAATATATTATATAAATATATTATTTTAAATATCCTAATAATTTAACATATTTATTTTTTTGTAAGAAAAACCTATTTAAAACATTCTTATCTTTATGTATCTGATTACCCATGAATACCTCCATTGGTGATTTAGGAGATTTACTCTTATCTTTATAATACATATTTGCTTTTATACCATTATATATTTTATCCCCTCCAGGATGTTCTTTAATCCATTTAGTTAAATCATATATTTTTAATTTATTTTCTATATCCATTATTATCCAATTATCTTCTTTTAAGACCTCATCTATATTATATTTTTTTAATTTTTTTTCTTTTTTAAGTTTAACTTTAATATTTTTTAATTTTAATTTCTTCATTACATCATAACAAGTTTCTAATGAACCTTCCATCCATGCTTGTTTTTTACTAAATGATTCTCCACATATATATAATTCTTTATCATCTATAGGTTTCATTATTTTACCATATACTTCATTCATATCTGCACCGACATCCCAAAAATGACATCCATTTTCCCAATAATGGAAAAATACTTCATCTGGTTCGGGTGGATTAATCCCAAATAATACATTTATTTCTTTATGAATTGCTTTTATTAATTTATCTTTACCTGAATTATATATTGTTAATAACATTTCTGCATATAAATGATCAGTATAACTTATCATTATCAAACCATTATTATAATCAATAGGTATTATATGTCTAATATAATTATCAGTTGTTGTTCTTTTTATATTTTTAAACCATGCTTTACAATCTTTAACAGGATATTTAAAATATACACGTAATAATGGTATACCATTAACTGTATCCAATTCTTTTACATCTTTTAAATATTCTATTTTCTTTAATGATTCTTGAGGTATTGTAAATATAATCTTATCATAATTATATTTATATCCTTTATCAGTTGTTACTAGACTATCTGTGAGTTCTTGTAAACCATCTTCTAATTTTAATGTCACATTATCAGCGCTATCGAATAATTCTACCATACCTTTTATTATCGATGATAATCCATTTTTTAAGGTAAAATAGTTAGTATCACCATGAAATAAATCTTTCTTAAACATATTTATAGCTGCTTCGGCATTCAACTTAAAAAATTCACTATCATATCCAAAACAAGTATTTATATAATCTGCTGTTTTAAAATCATACACTTCTATTAAATATTGATAAAATACTATATTTCGTAATTCATCGTGTGTATATTCTTTTGATTTCAATATTGCATTATTTAATAATTTATTTATATCACATTTTTCCTTTTTACCATCTATAATTGATTCTATTTGATCAGGTAATTCTATAATATCATCTTTTAAATCTAATTCATGAATTAATGTTAATAATTTATTATGTTTATTGCTAAATCTTGCAGCACCACATTCATATTGATATCCATTCTTTTGAATTGTGTGAACTCTTCCACCAAATTCCTTATCCTTTTCCAAAACCAAAATATTTAAATCAGTATCTACTAATTTATATGCTAAAAATAATCCTGATATACCTCCTCCTACTATTACTATATCATAACTATCATAAAAAAACATTTATATATAATATTATTATATTTTTAATACCTTATTAACTATAATTATTTATAATATATATTTTTTATAAAATATCCATGGTGGCATACAGGATCACAAGATATGAATAATGAAAGATGGGTAGAGTTAAAAGAAAAATTAATAGAAGGGATATTGACAAAATAATATATTTTAAAAAAATTCTAATCTAATCTAATATAATCTATTTGTAACTAAGATATCTAACCTGAAACTTTACAGATTGTGGCGGACTGTCCATTGTTTCATACACGGGGAGGATTAAATATCCGCTGCCTGATTTTGTTGAAATACATGTAGAAGAGCCAATTGATGATGCCTTGGTCATATCAACTCTGTCTTCGTCGCCCATCTCTGCAACCTTTTTCAGCTTGGAAGTCACACTATATCCACCAGATGTAGTGTGAATAGCGTTTTTCTTTTGTTCAGTGACTTTGCACTTCATTTCTCTACTCTTAGTCTTAAGGAATGTAATCGCTTTGGCAAATTTCAGGAAGGGTACCGGGTGAACAATGTACTCATAATCTTCACCAACTGTTTTGAACTCATTCTTGGTAATGATAGTAGCCAAGCCATCGGTCTGCTTCTTAAAAGAAAGCTCAGCCAAAGCCCTAGACTTTTTTTCCCACTCATTGGCAATTTTGTCAAACTTTGGTGTAGTAAAGACTACTGGTGGTTTGTATCCAGGCCAAGACTTAATGTTGCCCTTGAGTCTGCCTGCGTCCTGTGATGCTTGTTGTGGATTGTTACAACAAGACAGGATCCCATAGTCAAAGATAAAATCTTTGCTCATCATACTGATACCACGGCCAACACAAAGGTTGCCTGTAATAGCAAGTGGATACTTGTGAAGATCATGTTCCCGGTAGATTTTAAGGAGAATATTGTTCAGTTCATCGGTTTTCTTCTCTACAACCACCAAACGATTTGGAAGGTAAAACTTAACTCCTTCTCCGTTCACAATTACCGTAGCCATTCCGAAAGAACCACAAAGTTCTGCCATAGCTTCATGTGAAATCTTCTTGAATTCAGCCGGGATGAACCACTTGCTACCAGGGACAATAGCATAAGTGTGTTGATCTAGGATATACTCGGCAAATCCAAGGCAATTTGTCTGGATTGCGAATGGCAGAATTTTATTGTCAGTCCATCCATGGTAATCAGGTGAAGTGGTGTTCTCAAGTGGAAACACGTTGAGAGCTTGATACTTCATAAACAAGGGTTTTGGAGTAGCCGTAATGCAATACAATGCGACATTTTCATACTTCTCTACCAAAGGCTTAAAGGTAGTATCGATAAAGTTAGAATATTTATCAGCCTCATCAAGCCACACCTTAAAGAAAAACCTATCACGTGTGGCGGGGTTATTCTGTAATCCCTCAATTATGTCATATATATCATCAACGCGGGTGCCGTTGGTACAGCACAAGATATTGTTGATGTTTAGAATGATTCCTCCAATCACAGCGTTGGCATCGTTATACTCTGTGCGAGTATGTGAAGAAAACTCAAGATACTTCTCACCATTGATCTGTATCTCGGGTTTAGACAGTTCGGATCCAACGCGCGTGGAGGTTTGGCGGGTCAGCAAAAGGTTGTTATCACAAAAGATAATATTGACAATCACCTTGTCACACGTAGGGTATGTGATATCTTTTATGATTTGCTGAATCATTACGAACGTTTTGCCTGACTGCTCTGGCTTACAGATCAGAACAAACCGATTGAGATAGGTCAACTCATCGCGTTCCTGGGCGCAAGTGCTTGACATAACAGCAGGCACCTTTCTGTAGTATGTTGCTTATTCTTTTGTGTTATGAGTAACACAAGTCGTTTTTGTTTTGATAATCTGCCAAACCAAATTTCAAATTTAAAAAGAGAACTTAAAATTGAAATTATACATAAATTTTTTTCAACCGGTTCTATTTTTAATACCTTATTAACTACAATTATTTATAATATATATTATATGAATAATAAAAAGAATAAAACTAAAAAAAAACTTAAAAAATCCGAGAAAAAGATAAAGTTGTCCAAAAGCTCGATATTAAATGAATCCATTAGTGATAGTACAATACAAGTTGGTGATAAAAGAAATAGAATTATTGCCAACAGAGTAGCTGGACAAATAATTAATTTATCCAAAACCGTTATAAAAGATATTAAAAAAT